TTTCTTGGATAAGAAATTATTCTAAAATAGATAAATTTTATGAAAAAACCATAAAATCTTACAATGGATTACTATTATTGGCTGTATCAATAATAATATTCAAAAAATGCTAAACCAAAAAAAGAAAAATATGATTTAGGAATATTTTATTTTTGAATCGTATTTAATATTAAAAAATATATATTTAGTGTTTCAGTTTACTACTAAACTGAAACACTAATGATAATGACATCTTGAATAATTTTATATAATTCCAAACACACCCATTCAGTTTTTATTCCATTTTCATCATAAATAATAAAATCCTTCAAAGCATCAAACATATTAGCTTCTATTATAATAGGATTAATCACCCGTCCGAAATAAAATATTACAGGATTAATTAAATATGTGCGATATCTGGATCGTAAAAGTTTTTCTGAACCTGTATGACGTCCAAGTTTATATTTATTTTTCCCCGATTTATTTTGCGTTGATATCACATAAAATGAACTCATAATGTATATGTATATATTGTTTAAATACAGGTATACATTTATATTATTAAAGACGATCATATTAAAAATATATATTAATAGCTTTACGTATTTTTTAAATGATTGGATCTAATATATGATTCACATATTGAATATTCATTACAAGGTTCATTGTGTGTTATATTGAAATTATTATTTTGGATATTTACCTTTGATATATCCAATTCATATACTTGTTTTTCATTTATTAAAGTATCAGCGGCTAATAAAATATTAAAAAATAAATCTTTTGCGATTAGTGTATATGTTTTTTTATATTGATCAAAATTTGATGGTGTATTGTTAAGCAAATCCATATTTTGGTAAATATTTTTTGTGATATTTTCGGTGAAATATTTTTTTAAAATATTGAATTTTTTTTCTTTATCTGTTTCATTCTTTATTTCTTCCAAATAAACATTTGGTTCTAATGCACGATTCAAATTATCATTAACCAATTTATCATAATTGCTCATGTTTTTACTATGATATATTGAATTAATATATTATAATTTCATAACACAATCCTGTGGATGTTATTCAAATGAACAAGCGAATGCTGAATACAATCCTTTGGATGTTATTCGAATGAACAAGTGAATGCTGAATACAATCCTGTGGATGTTATTCAAATGAACAAGTGAATGCTGAATACAATCCTGTGGATGTTATTCAAATGAACAAGTGAATGCTGAATACAATCCTTTGGATGTTATTCGAATGAATAAGTGAATGCTGAATACAATCATGATTGATTTTTAACAGAAATGATTAAATAAAGAATACTAATAATCAACACAAATATCATTATGCCCGATATTTTAAGATTATTATTTGTTAAAATATCAAATAGAATAGTAATTGGTATTGTACTAACAAGTATTAGTTTATAATTATAATGTAAGCAAATTGAATTAAATAAATATAAAATAATATATATGGCAATAAAATCCATAATAGGTATTTGTCCTATTTTATAGAGTCTGCTAAATTCCAAAAGACTGATTTCTTTGTCAGATTCTGAAATTTCTTTTGTGGAATCAGATATTTCTTTTTTTTTGTGTTTATTCGATATATCTTTTTTATTGTTATTATTGTTATCATTATTTTCATTATTTTCATCACCAGACATTAAATTGGTTAAATATTCTAGATTTATATTTGATACTGGTTTATTTATTTTAGCGATAGTATCACTAGTATTCGAGTTTACCATGATTAATATATATTCCATAAGGAATTTGTTATTTATCGTGTGTTATAATTTTTTTATATTATAATTTCGTAGTTAATAATATAAAATGGCTAATAATGTTGAATTAGACCCATTAAATACAATTGATCAAAAAAATAAAACACCCAACCTTAAAGAATTTATTAAATATTTGAATCAAACTCTTAATATGTTTGATCCGCATATTGCTGAAGAAGATTTTGAAAAAAAAGATAGTGATGTATACAAATTATTTACTATACTTTTTAATTTTTACACCGATCTGGATGTAAACGAACATAAAAACAATGACGAAAATAAAAATTTCATCATGAATAAAATCAAAAATGGTGAAAATAAAATAAAAATGATACCAAAAAAAGATAAAATTTTGGATTCAAATAGCATTATTTCACAACATATAAAAAATAAAAGAAAAGAAAAAAATAGCAACTGCAAATGGGAAAATAACCGATCCGATTTGGAATCTGATAAATACGCTCATGAATTGTATAAAAAAAGTTTATTAAAATACCATACATCCAATTCGGATAATGATGCTCCTATTATTTTTACTGCTGATAAAAAAAGAAATATTACACGCCAAAATAATTCTCAACAGAAAAGTATTGTGATGGAACATAGTCCGGGTAGGTATCAAGCAAATACAAAACAATATAATTTAGATATAAAAAATACAAATACAGAACAATACAATTTAGATATGAAAAATACAAATACAGAACAATACAATTTAGATATGAAAAATACAAATACAGAACAATACAATTTAGATATATATACAAATCATGATGAAACTGAATCATCTAAACCACAAATAAAACATAATATTCATAAAACATCTAAACCCAAAAAATATATTACCAAACCAAAAATTATGAATGAAAAAATAATCGCGACCAAAAACAAACATATTGTATGCGAAAAAACAAATGATATTGACAAAAAAATAAATGATCTCAAAAAAATATTAAATAAATAATTATTTAATTATTTAGTTAATATTATTTTTCGAAAACTCCAAAATGTATTGCCAATATCGCCGCTATAAAAATTAGGGCAATAATTAGGGTCGTTAACAAGCAACAATAAATACGTCGCGAACTTTCTTTATGTTTTTTGGCAATTTGTAATTCAGTTGTGCCTTTCTCTGTGTCATATTCTGCTCTTTGGATATTCTGTTCAATATTATCTGTCATTTGTCCTTGATCATGAACTAATATGTTGACATCTTTGGATAAATCATGAAGATCTGTTACATTTTTTCCGATTTGGTGAATATCATAATATTTATAAAAATTAGCATCACTTGGATTGTATTGGTAGTATTGTTGGTATTGGTCGTTATCACCCATAGCGAATAATAAACTAATTTAGTTTTGTTAATTAAACTGGTTTATTATTTATTTTTTAGGAATACTTTGCACTTATTTTGTCAATTTTTTACTAATTTATTTTGTCATGCCACTAAAATCGGGAAGTTTAAAATATTTTGATTTTAAAATTTTGCCATTTTCTGAATTATAAATAACATAATATTTACCATCATTCGATAATCTATATTTTACATCAACATTTTCGAATCCAGGAAGTGTTTTATAATGTATAATTGTTTCTTTTGCTTCATTTTCATTAGCGCAAAGTTTACTCATATTGGATTGGTGAACAATTTTAAATGCTGCATCAAGATCAATACCAAAAGCAACACCCATACCATAAACTACATAAAGTATATCACCTAGTGCATCAATGACTTCTGTCATATCATTTACCCTAACAGCTTCTTTTAGTTCAGAAAATTCTTCTTGTATCAAATCAAGACGAAATTGTGCTAATTTGGGATTTTCGATAATGACATTTTTTTGAATAGTATCCGGTTTTGGATGTCCAAAAATTTCGTGGAATTGGCCTACCGATTGATAATTTGTTAATTGTGATTCTGACATTTTTGTTTATTATAATTTTCAAATAAATATATGCGTATTAATTTTTTTTTTCAATTTTTATTATAAAAATTTTTATTTTAAATAATAAAATTAAACGGTACCAAAATATCTGTCACCGAAATCACCAATACCTGGTAAAATATATTTCACACCATTTAATTCACGATCGATTTCGGTCGTGACAATACGAATATCCGGATATTTTGAGGCAAGCGCTATTATTCCTTCGGGTGCGGCAATCAAACTTACCATGATAATTTTATTCTCTGGCACGCCTTTTTTTCTGAGTAAGTCAATAGCACAAATTGCTGAACCACCAGTCGCAAGCATTGGGTCCATCAATACTACCCAACGATTCGCAATATCTTTTGGCAATTTATCATAATAGTAATGCGGAATTGCTGTTTCTTCATCACGCTGAATTAATATTTTTCCGATTTTTATTCCCAAAGCTACAGCGCGAAGTCCAGATTCCATCGATTCTCCGGCTCGCATTATCGATACACCACAAATTCCTTTACTCCATGATACGCCTTTGTATTCTTCACCTGTTGGTGTTATCACTGTTTTTGGTTCAAATGGTAGGAAATTCAATGCATAATCAATAGCCAAACGGATTAGTCTATCAGCATAGAACACAAAATCTCTTCCGGAAGTGTTTATATCACGAATAATGGTATGTAAACCAATAACTTGGTTTGTTTTTGGCAATACACTAAGATTTTTTAGAGATATTTCATGTTTAAAATCTTTGCAATTTAGTTCCATATTTGTAAAATATGTATAAGCTATCAGCAAGTGTAATATAATCAATAATTGAATCGCATCAGTTAACCAATTATTTTTCAATTTTAATTATCCATATTTTTTTTATTGTTTGCATTAAATATACATCATTTTTTTTATCATATTATACGTTTTTCCTGTGTAACTATTAACAATACCTGCTGGTATATTACCACCAGGATCGACATGCACAATTAATGAAACTTTACAACCTCTTGTACATGGTTCAAAAACATACGATAAAATATTAATTTTCGCTCTTACGGATTTATCGTTTTGTTCGGGAATGCATTCATAGTCTATAGAATACATAATAATAGCTGATCGACTATCATCGTGTATTCGCATTTGCAAATAAACGACGTCTCTATTCCAGAAAGGCCATGGCAATTTATTAATTTGATGACATATTCTAGTATCACTATCCAAATTTTTTATAATTTGGTATTTTAAAATATCACCGTCATTTCTTTTCATATTTTGTTCGTTTTTGCAAATATTCCAAACAAACGCCATAAGCTCAGATGGGTAAGCATTAATTATACCCGTTGATTTAAAACAGGCAATATTAATATCCGGAATAAATTTTTTCTGAGTAATAATATCATCTGTTTGTCCTATTATTTCCCAATTATCATCATCTAATAGGGATTCCATCAAAATTAATTTTTCTTCGAGTTGTTCCATATTGAGGTTTAAATAAATCAGTCAATCAATAAACAACAATAGAGAAAAAATTGTTCAATTTTATCGACTATATTAAAAATAGATGATATAATAGGATTATTTATTTGTTTCAAATATAAAAAAAATTGATCGATAAACAATATTAATATAAAGATAGGCTAGTCTTGTATTCATATTTAAAAAATGAGTAAGACAATTAAAAAAAAATCTTCTAATTCAAAAAGTAATAAAAGCACCATTCAAACAATCGAACAAAAATATAAAAAACTCAAAGATCAGCATGAACATATATTAAAGCGTCCAGGAATGTATATTGGAAGTTCCAAAAAAGAAACCACACAATTATGGATTTATAATGAGAAACAAGGTGAATCCGAACCATTTATTATTTTAAAGGACATTACTTATGTACCAGGATTATATAAAATATTTGATGAAATATTGGTTAATGCTAGAGATCATGTTATTAGATGTATTGAAGAGAAAAAAGAAGAATGTACTATTATTAAAGTGTTTATCGATAAGGATACTGGAGAAATAACCATTTGGAATAATGGTGAAGGTATTCCAGTTGTTGAACATGCCAAACACAAAATTTTGATTCCGTCCATGATTTTTGGTGAATTATTGACATCCACTAATTATGACGATGATCAAAAAAGAAAGGTAGGTGGTACCAATGGATTAGGTGCTAAATTAACAAATATTTATTCTACAAAATTTGTTGTAGAAACAGTTGATTCTAATTCCAACAAAAAATTTTATCAAAAATTTACGGATAATATGTATACCAAAGAAAAAGCAAAAGTAACATCGGTTAGTGGTAAAAAATCGTATACCAAAATTAGTTTTATTCCGGATTTTGAAAAATTTGGTATTAAGGGTTTAACAAGAGATATCATAGCATTATTCAAAAAGAGAGTATACGATATTGCTATGACATCAACTGCTAAAGTATATTATAATGATAAAATAATAGCGGCAAACTCCTTTACTAAATATATAGATCTTTATTTTCCGGAAGGCGCTGAACATAAAAAAGTTTTGGATATTACTGATGAAAATTGGCGAGTTTGTGTAGTATATGATCCAACTGATAAATTGGAACACCAAAATATTTCTTTTGTAAACGGTATTTGTACAAGTAAAGGTGGAACACATGTTGATCATGTCGCAAATCAAATAGTCAACAAATTAAAAACGGTTGCTCTTAAAAAAGTGAAAAAAGATAGTATAATCATTAAACCAAGTATGATAAAAGAAAATTTAATATTTTTCGTAGATGCTGTTATTATTAATCCTGATTTTGATTCACAAACAAAAGAAACATTAAAAACAAAATCAGCCGATTTTGGTTCAACCTATTCTGCACCGGAAGCATTTTTGAAAAAAATTATCGCGACAGGCGTTATTCAACAAATTGTATTAAACGCTCAAGCCAAAGCAGAAGCTAGTTTAAAAACAAAAACTAAGGGCGCAATTAAATTAGAAAAATTGTATAATGCTCATAAAGCAGGTCCAAAGGAAGGCCACAAGTGCACACTTATTTTGACAGAAGGAGATTCTGCGATGACATTTGCAATGTCTGGATTGAATGTTGTTGGACGAGACTATTATGGTGTTTTTCCACTTCGTGGTAAATTATTGAATGTGCGTGATGAAAGTCCTATCAAAATAGCTAACAATGAAGAAATTAAAGCCATAACAAATATTATTGGGTTGGAGCATAAAAAAGTATATGATGATTTGAAAGGTTTGAAATATGGCAGTATCATGATATTGACTGACCAAGATCTGGACGGATTTCATATCAAAGGATTGGTTATGAATTTCATTCATCATTTCTGGCCTTCTCTCGCTAAGTACGAAGGTTTTGTTAAATCTTTTTCGACACCTCTGATAAAGGCAACCAAAGGACAAGCAAAGAATAATAAGAAAATTGAAATATTTTATAGTATGCAAGAATTTGAAAAATGGCAAGGCAAAAATAATAATGGCAAGGGATGGACCATTAAATATTACAAAGGATTGGGTACCAGTAAGCCAGAAGAAGCGCAAGAGTGTTTTGAAGATTTGGAGGAAAATAAGATATCTTATTTTTGGCAAACCAAATTAGATGATGATCAAACAAAAAATAAAAAATCCAAAGAAAAAACATCCAAAATTGGTTCTGAATTTATTGATGAAGAATCAGATTTGGTTTCTGAAACATACAAACCTAAAATAAAGGATGTCAGTGAGGATGCGATGACGCTAGCCTTTGCGAAAGGTCGTGAAGATGATAGAAAAAATTGGATTAATACATATGATCCGCGTGTCTATATTGATAATAATGATAAACGTGTTTCCTATTATGATTTTATCCATAAAGAACTGGTTGCATTTTCGGCTTATGATACGGTAAGATCTGTTCCAAATTTAATGGATGGTTTCAAACCGGGTCAACGAAAAGTATATTTTGGATCCGTCAAAAAAAATATATACAAAAATGAAATTAAAGTAGCACAATTAACTGGTTATATCAGTGAACATACGCATTATCATCATGGTGAAGAATCTTTGAATAAAACTATTATCAAAATGGCACAAACATATGTTGGAAGTAATAACATAAATTTATTGTTACCCAATGGACAATTTGGTTCTAGATTATCTGGTGGTAATGATGCTTCCAGTCCAAGATATATTTTCACGCAACTTAATTCGCTTGGCAAAAAAATATTTATTGAAGAAGATTTTGATATTTTAGAACAACAATATGAAGATAATGATTTAATTGAACCACAATTTTATGCACCGATTATACCAATGATTTTGGTAAATGGAGCAGAAGGCATTGGAACTGGATATTCTTCATCGGTCGAGCCATGTAATCCAAGAGATATTTACAGCAATTTGAAGAGAATTATTGTTGGAGAAAATCCAAAGGTGATGAAACCATGGTTTAGACATTTTACTGGTACAATTGAAAAAATAGAACAAAATAGATATTTATCCAGAGCCAAATATGATATTATTGGTAATGATACTATCCATATTACTGATTTACCAGTAGGCGTTTGGACACACAATTATAAGGCATTTTTGGAAAATTTAGCTGATCCAAAAAATAAAAAAGATGCCAAAAAAGAAATAGCAGCCAAAACCAAAAGTAAGGGTGCTAAAGGCAAAGGTGCTAAAGGCAAAGGTGCTAAAGGCAAAGGTACACCAGCCAAGGGTAAAAGTCGAGGCGGAAGTAAAAAGAATTCCAAATTTTTAGCAAAGAAAAGTAAAAAAAGTAACACAGCCAAGGTAGCCAAAAAAAATAAAATTGGTTTAGATATTAAAAATTTTAAAGAAGATTGCACAGAAATAAGAATTAGTTTTACTATTACTTTCTATCCAGGCAAATTACAAACTTACATTAAAAATGGTACACTAGAGAAAAATTTAAAATTGGTCAAATCACTTAATTTAACAAATATGCATTTATTTGATCATAATGGAAAAATCAAGAAGTTTGACTCATATGGAGCCATTCTTAAAAATTTCGCTACGGTTCGTTTAGAACTCTACCAAAAAAGAAAAGATTATTTACTTAATAAATGGAGAAAGGATATGGACATGCTTAAATGGAAACTAAAATTTATTGAAGCATGTGTTGCAGAAAAAATTATTGTCTTCAAAAAGAAAACAGCTCAGATTCATGAACAATTGGAAGAATTTAAATTTCCCAAATTTATTACGGGTGAAAAGAAAGAAGCATCATACGATTATTTAACATCCTTAACCATTATTCGGTTTACCAAAGATGAAATGGAAAAACTTCGAAAACAAATTGAGGAGAAAAAGAAAGAAATTGCTACACTAGAGGGCAAAACTCCGGCACAGCTCTGGGAAGAAGAATTAGATGATTTTATGGATGAGTATGATAAATGGGAAGCGGTTCAGGATGCAGAATATTCAGCATTAATGGTCAAAAAAAAGGGATCAACTACCAGAAGAAAACGTACAACAACAAAATCAGTAAAAAATGTTGAAGTTTAATCAACATAATACATATTAATAATGGATTATTTAGCATCTACCAAATTAAATATTAGCGGGTCATACTATTGTAATGGTAATGATTATAGAGAATACGAAACCAATGTTTTTTTTGGTTTTGTTAAATTATAATAATTTAATTTTATCCAAATAGGAAATGGTTGTCATAATAATAATAAAATGAGGTACTACTCTCATCAGATTAAGAGTTAATCCTTTGTAATAAATCATGGGATTTAATCCTTGGTATAATTGTTGACCATAAATATGCCTGGTTTTTAAATAATCAATCGGTTGTATAATTATAGTAGATATGACAGCCGAAAATAATGCAGCATACAATGGTTTTTGAAAATATTCATTCGCATAATCATACAATGGGAAATATAATGCGGATCCTACTGACGCTTTCCAAATAGTTTTACTGTATCCACGATATAATAAGCCAAATCCTTCTGTACGAAAACTTGTACTAATTGGTTTCGTCATTTGCCAATGAATTTTTATTACGTCCATCGGATGAGTAAATACAGATACTAATATACCACTTATCATTCCATTTATTATTTTGTTTGAATAATAATAATTTTTTTCATTAAGCCATCTGTATAAAAAATATTTAGATGATATTGTAAAAACTTGTGAACTAATTGCTGGAACTGATGCTTTATAAAAAATTAATACGCCTCCATTTTTATATAATGTTTTTATGCTTGTTATTATTGATTTACTGTTACTATTTTGATAATTTGTTTTAATTGTACAAATTGGTAATGTTATTAATTCGGCTATTGTTGTAGCAATAGCCGAATTAATAATATTTGTGGAATGATTAGACATATTAAATACTTTTGATAACCAATAATATATATACATATACATTTATCGGTATCAATTTTATGATTGAATACGTCAATGATTTAAAAGAAATAATCCGAGTATGATTATTAATATGTTAAATAATTCAATTATTGAAACAAAATATTGCAATGATAAATATTTTTCAAATCCATATATGCAAACTTATACCAGTTACATTCATATTGATTCATCTAGACGTTCCAAAGAATTTATTAATACATTTGATGAAGAATTATATAGTTTGCCGCCATTTGCTATTAAATTTATGAATGGATCAAGTATAATAAATATTGAGTTGCCAAATCATTCGTTCGCTGTTGATGATCGTATTTCATTAAATAATATCACATCAAAAAATATTATTTTGCAAAATATTTTAATGGTTAAAAAAAATAGTTTTTTTGTTAGAATTTTTCATGAAAATCATGGCTTATCATTATCTGGACTGTATGATCCGAGCAATTCGAACCACTTTAATAAAGTAGGTTATGTAGAACATTTACCATCATCCTATACTGAATTTGATGATATCCCAGATGGTAGAAACGAATATTATATTTTGAAAGATAATTCTAAATTTGATTTTAGAATACAACTTTCCAATATTAAAGGTTGTGATTTTACCAGGGGATCAATTGGTAGCATACCAACAAATTATCTAAATAAAAAACAAACGGTTTATTTAGTTTTTAATAAAAATAGTAATATGTATATACCTGATCCGAATAGTTACCTTATTATGCTTGAAAAAAAATCATCAATTAATTACATGGATGGAATAAATTTTATAAAAGATAAATCGGGTTTAGCAACATTGATACCATCAACCAATACAATTTATATTAAATTTTATAATTTATTTGGTATTCCGCTCAATTATTTAAATTCAGGAACACCAATAAATGAAAATACAAAACATCCTTATCATACTATTTTAGAAACATCAAGCAATAATTTTACCATAGATGTTGGGTATTCAGCTATTGTGGATCCAAATACCAGTTTTTATAATTATACTGATACAATAGATCAAGATATTGATATATCCAAACTAATAAATTCGAATAGTGGTGGTGGTAGCCAAATTTATGTAAGAAAAATTACATCAACAATTAACGGTTATCCAAATCCAAACGATTATGTTTATGAATTTGGTTGTTCCTATCATAATCTGGTACAGGTAAAATTAGTTGGCTCAGAATTTCCAAATTCACAAAGGATAATCAATACCACGAATAATAATTTATACTGGAGAAATTTAGATGATGGGGATCATATTTACCAATTATCAATAACCCCCGGAAATTACTCACCACAAAAACTCAAACATGAAATTGAAAAAGAATTCAATAATACAATTCGGTACAAATATAGTGAAGAATTTTTAGCCGGCATTATTCCTAAAATTGTAAAAAAATCAACTCCTATTAATAATTTGGTTTATGATGAAAATGGATACAATAAATATCATATTGTGGATGTTTCGATATGCGATATTAATGACAAAGTTTCTTTTTCAGCATACAAAGAAATAGTTCAATTCAATCAACAACAAAATATTCCAATCATATCAGTTCCGGATAATATGATTGAATTTACTATGACAGAGGATTTACGAACAAATTTTGGGAATAGCTGCTATTCCAGTGAACAACCCGAAATAATACCATTGGTTCCGCAATTTATTAAACCATTCGATCCGCAAAATGGCGAAATATTGTATATTTATTTTACGCCTAAATGTCACACACGTTTACCCGAAAATTTTATGTTTGCTTACAATAATCTGTACCAATATCTATCACATACAAAAACAGATCCAAACAATTTCAATACATTTTTAGCAAAATTAGAAAATACGCGTGCTGTACTAGTTAATTTTTATCGAACAAAAGATGTATATCCATTAAATATATCCACCAATGAAATAAATTCTATCAATTCTTCCACTGTTCTTGAAAATTTTTCCTATAATTACTTATCAAGAGAAATTCATAAATACAATCATAATTTAAAAATAGGTGATCTTGTTATTACCGATCAATTTATTGATCCAGATTTTATTGGGGAAATTTTTGTATACGAAATAGAATGCATTACGGATTCTGATAAATTTATTGTTAAAAAATATAATCATGGAGAAAAATACAAATTTATTTATGATGGTATTATTATTAATTTTAATAACACCAATGAAAAAAATTCACAATATTGGTTGGATCAAATATCGCCAACAGATCAAATTTCGCCAATGAATATTGATCAAAATAATACTTTATCATTTATTTCGGTTATACCACAACCCGAAAATAAAATTTTTATGAGAATTTATCATCCGAATCACCAATTAGAAGCTGGTACCGTAATTACCATAACTAATTCATCATCCATAAATCAGGTACCGGCTTCTACTATTAATGGTCAACATATTATCAACAAAATTTTTGATGAAAATAGCTATGAAGTTCTTTTGGGCATTTATACATCAGTTAAAACAATCGAATACCCAACAAATTTAATTTCTATTCGCTATCCAGATATTTTCCAAATGTTTTTTAATTTTGATGATACACTGGGTAATATACTTGGTTTTAAAGATGTCGGTCAAGATGTAGCTGTCACGCCTTATAAAAAAAAAATCCGGAATGTTGATCCGTATGGCAGTATCAGAAATGTTGATCCTGGGTATGATTTATGTAAACCAATTCGCACGAAATTAGAAATGACTGGATATAACTATTTTTATATTTGTTGTCCTGAATTGGCCAATATTCAGAACACTAATTTGGTATCGAATATTTTTGCGATTGTTCGCTGGACAGAAAATCCTGGTAACATTGTTTTTGATTCTTTTGTACCAACTGTTAAAATATTTAATGCGCCATTATCATCATTATCCAAATTACATTTTACATTCTATCATCCGGATGGGCGTCTTGTTGAGTTTAATGGTTTAGATCATTCATTTACCATTGAAATTATCGGATTATATGGTCAACCTTCTGGTATAAATCCTGGCATAAATTCTATTATTTCCTAAAAAATTGATAAAATAATTTATTAAATTATTTTATCATTTTAAATAATTAATTATATTAATCTAATTCTTTTATGGGTTCATGCACTTGTGGTAAAATTAAATTTGGTTTTGAATTTGAACCAATAGAATTTGCCAGATGTCATTGTTCCATATGTAAAAAATTGCATCAGAAGCCGTATGTTTCTTATGCTAAATATGCGATTAATGAAACTAGTTTAAGTATTAATGGTACATTTAGTAATATTAAAAAAATTATCATTGATGGATGCGATAATTTTGAAATAATTAAATCATCAATGCAGGCTAAAAGATTGGCTTGTAACAAATGCCACGATATATTATTAATGTACTATCATAATAGTGAAAATATTTGGATTGTGACAGATATTTTTGAATTTAAAAAAGATCATATTCCATATTATGATATTTATAATTAAATTAATGATTGTAAAATTCTAACTTGTTGGTATGTACCCAATAAATATCTTTCATATCCATAAATTGCTAATCTTAAGTGATGAATAAAATAATGATAAGTGTTAACCATGAATGGTACTAATGTATCCCTTAAATTTTGGATTAGAATAGATTCGTCATTCAATTGTACTGATTTATTTGCCTTAACAATTTGGATTAGTGGTAAAAATAAATCATTACCATTTGTAATTTTTCTATCACTATCGTTACCTCCAATATAAATACCGGTAAAATATTTTGCGGCTAACAATGGAAGCCTTTCCGAAAGGTATGTATTAATACTGTATCCACCAAATTTGGTATTAGTAATTTCATCAAGTATGGCGTACTGATTTCGAAGAATTGCATCAGCACCTTCAGCTTCTCTTAAACCCTGATAGACATGGTTTAACCATATGTTTCGAATCGCTGGTGTTAATATTAAATTAATTAAATAAATTATTTGACTAAATTCTTCTTTTAAAATTGGATTATCCAAAAGATTTGTTGGGTAAGATTCTTTTGATTCAATGTAATCACTTACACCTTTAAAAAATTCGGAAATAGTTGTCAAATCCGCTTTTCTTTCTGCGTCCATTTCATCCTGTTTACTAAAAGAAATTATTTGGTCGATAACACTAAACATTTGTGAAAAAATCATTGTTGGTGCCTGATTCAATTTTTTTTGGAGATAATTATTCCAAATACCCAAATATAATTCTTTTGAATATCCAATCCTTCCAAAACCAACATCATAAAAATCAGTAATAGTAATACTTCTGTTGTCAATTTTATTATCAATACCATCAACAGTATGAATAAATGCTCTAACTAAACTATCATCAATTATTGGATTCTCGGTAATTTCCAATGACGTAATTTTGGCATCTTTTCCAGTCAATTCTAGTTCCAATACTGATAATAGATCGCCTATAAATTTTATCTGATCAGTATCTGTAGTTTTGTCTTTTTCCTTTTTTAAACCATCTATTTGGTTAATAAGATGTTGCTTAGCTCTTTGATGGTATTCTATTTTATCACGATTCGCTGCGTTGACGACACTTTTAATTTTAGTTTTAGGATTATTTGGTTCAATTATTTTCTTAATAGCATTTTTATCTGTAATATCAAAAATGTCAAGCGGATACAAATATTTGTCGCTCAAGTAATATTTTTTATACAAAGCCATAACTGAATCTTTCAGTTCAATGGTGAAACCGTACCGATAATTTTGTAAATAAAGATAGAACATATGGTTATAAATTACCAATAATATCGGAATACCCAGCGTAATATTTTTGATAATATTATTATTGTATTTATCTTCTGATAATCTTGCTATCATTAAATCATTAAATGCAACCACAAAATTATTAATTGAATCAATTACTTTTGGTCCAGCGGTGTATTTTAAATGTTCTTCCATTCGCGTAAGTCCAAAATTATAGGGTGTTAATCCATGAATATTTTTGAAACTTTTTGGATTTGCCCCATGTGCTATTAATAATTCTACTAATTCCGAGTGGTCCATATTGACCGCCATATGCAAAGGAGTATTACCGTCAGAATTTTTTGAATTAATTGTATCATTAGTTATTAATTTTGCTGCGATTAATGGATTAATTTGGTAACATTTCTTGTTGTTGCCAATATCAGTTGATGAAAAATAGTCAATATTGTACAAAAAATGTATAAATTCTGGAGGTATTTGTTTAGTGGTAAAATTAATATTTTCTGGATCGGGTTCAATATATGATAATTTGTAATCAATATATTTTGAATCAATTTTCAATAATTCTTTCACGGCATCCTCATTAATATCTTGTAATGATAATTTTAAATAATCCTGTTGTCTAATAATATTAATTGTTTTATTTATGTTAGTTGTTAAATTACGAAATTTATAATCGGATGTGGCGAACTGATAAATCCATTCGCTTATACTTTGTCTAATTGAGTATTCCATTAATTTATTAATCATAGTATCCAATAATTTACCAATTACAATGTGTATTTTGGTTGGATCTAATTCCGCCAGTTTAGTATATGTCTTATCATTTCCTAAAACGCGAATATTATTATATAACTTTACCAAATCTTGATTAGCATTTGGATCACCTGATTGAGAATTATCAATAATATATTGAATAACATCCTCAATTGTTTTTTGTTTCAAAATTCGCAAATGTTGAGCCACCAAATCTCTAATAGAAGGAGGCATACCATTAAGCCATTCATATTGGAAATCTAAATGATTATAAGAAATAAATGCATCGGAATATTGTGTATTATCAATATCTTGTGGATTAAATTTGAGCCATTCGCCTTCAATAGCTTCCGGAATATCATTAATTGTTATTATACTGGGATTGAAATTTGCATCGGCGGTAATATTAATTTGTAAATTTTCTCCAGCTACTGGTGAATTAGATACAGTTGTACTTGATCTAGCATAGGAAATAATATTATTGGTCATTTTTCTGAATGTAAATATATTACTTGGTGCGGCTATTTCTACATCATAATTAGCACCAAATACCCCAATTTTAGAATTTACACCAGGCTGATCATTTCCATGATAAGCGATTTTAGGAATACGATATTGGCGCAAATTTTTTTCGATTAATGTATAATCAGGGATTTCAGTGAAAACATCCGAAAAATTTTCAATTGGTATTAAATTCATGGTAAACATTTTAGATGTTTTTCTTGTAAGATCATCGTCTGGTATATTCGGCGAACTATTTATTAATTGATTTGCGCTATTGATATTCAAAAAATTTATAATTTCATTATGATATGCAAGAACATCAACAATATTTTTATAAATTTCATTAAAATTATTAATAACAGTATCCGCAAAATCATTACCAAGATCAATAATACTACTATTAAATTCGCCAGTCACATCAATAAGTACATAATATTCTGATTGTTTTTTAACAAAAGATGTTAAATTTTCGCGAATTTGGAATGATAAACTCAAAACTAAAATAACTTGCTCAACCAATGCTGGTAAAAAAATTTGGGGAATATGATAAAATGTCTCATTTCTGATAAAATAAATAATATTGGAAATGATATCAGTAATTTTAGTTAATTCTGAGAGAAATTTAATTAACAATTGTTTTATTGTCACAAAAAAATAGCCGTAATTCTCCGTTAAAAAATTCAAATCAGTTATAATTTTGGGAGTTAATGATAGCTTTCGAAAATTACGATCAGTAACATTATCTAATTTAATAGTACCAGTGATTGTATTATATTCCGCAATAACTCCTTGACTTCCGAAATATTGTTTTACAGTTGTCCTAAATTCTCCACTAATTGTACCAAACACAGATGATTTGTCAGTAATATTTTCTGCAACATGATATTCAATTGTTTGTCGAATATCATTCAAAGTAGCATAAGTAAATATGTCAGTATGGGGTAAAAATATTTCGGTAATTTTTTTGAATAAGTCAACCGGAATTTTCTGTTGAAAAATATTAAACCATTTGATTAAATCATTAGATTCTGGAAGCCATTTATGGGCTTTAAGATTAAGATATGGATCCGGATCCTGCATAAATTCATTAACATTTGGTTCTGATGGTAATAATAAACTGTACATATATACATCATCCAAACTTGTCAGATTATTTAATAATTCATTAACAGTTGTATATGCGTTGTTTGTTATTATTTTAACAATACATTCTTCAATAACTCGTTTAATATCTTGTTGCGCCGCTGTTACTAGGATTCGGTACAAAAATATAAATTCTCGGTATGTTCTTTTGACAGGAGCCGCTGATGTACCTGGTGCAAGTCGACCAGCAATATAAATTGGCTTTTCTGATAGTTCATCCAAATAATTTTGCCATAAACCAATTGGTGATAGAAATATTTCCGGAAAAGCAGTTGCCCTATAAGAACCATCGAGAATAAATTGTTGTAGCATATGCATCACCCTAAATATTTCGTACCATGTATATGTTACTCCCAGAACAGGAATTGTGGTAGCGGGTTTATTGCCTATCTTTGGCAATGGTGTTGGGGGGACTATATATATATTCGGCCTAAATTCAAATATATTTGGTTTTCCAGCAGAGGGTTTTGGTTTAATTTTACGAATAAATTTACCTAACATAATAAACCATGTTAGTTCTGGATTGCGAAAATTTAATTTTATGTCTCGATTTTTGGATAGCCGATAAAATTCGGTCTTATACTGTACATACTGTGGTTCTTCAAGCAAAGCACTAAATTTATCAGTACCTAATGAATTTTGTAATTTGACATCAATTGGATTTGCTATGGTATCATCACTATTAGTAAATAAATTTATTAAACTGTCACGAATACAAACTAAGTCATTGTTGCCTGGTGTTTTAGCATTTTCAATAGCCAAATTCTTTATATAAATATCAGCTGCTGTTTGCACCGAAACAAATTTATCATCATCAATTAAAAAATCTAAATTATTACGAAATAAAACGCCCTCAATATCCGTTGCCCATGCAAATGTATTAGTGTAAGTATTTTCCATTATTTGTGAATTAAGTGTTTGGTTCATTAAACTAAAGCGTTGCATAATTCTATCAGCAAAATTTCGAATATTTATTATAACAGAATTCCATGTTAAAAGATAAAACATTTTAGTTAGTGTCACTTCTTCACCATAATTAATTGCATCACAATTTTTGCAAAATATTAGTTTATCGATATATTCGGTATCAATAAGACTAATTAATTTAGGAACAAGAAGTCGCAGAGTACCATCAATTTGGGTATTCGTAATATTGCTTACCAAATTTTTTTGGGTAGTATATCTTTCATTAATACTGCGAACAATATCGGTAGTTTCTTCCGGCATAATTCTTTCTAAATTATTTGGTGACCGTGATACGCCAGTTTCAGTAGGAATTTTTGGACCCCATCCATTATTGTTTGGTGCAATATCAATCGGATTAGTTAATCCATTAAGTATACCCTCATTTATTGTAGAATAGGTTCTATCAATTAATTGTTCTAGTTTATTTTGTTGAACTGTTAAATCACCAAAATTAGGTTTATCAATTAATTGTTCTAATTTACTCTGTTGAACTGTTAAATCACCAAAGTTGGTTCGATCATTATCACTCGAATATGTTGGTGTAGATGCTATGTCGGAAAAAATAGTAATTATTTCCGCTTGTAATTCTCTGGAAAATTTATCATCGGCATACATTTCCGGTATTTTCATAATGGTATTAATCATATGAATTAAATTATTATTTAATACATCTGTTTGGCTTACCAATTTGATCAGTGTACTATTGGCATTTTCTAATGATTGATTAAGAGTTAACTCATCTATTTTTTGGGATGGTACTAACGATCCAACTGTTTTCTTGTGCGGACAAGCAATATCTTTTCCATTTATGGCATAATGTAAAGGAGTATTATTGGAACTATCTTTACGATTGATAATAACTTTTTTTTTTAATAAAAAATCGACAATTTCTTCTGATTGTAGAGCTGCTGCCAAGTGGATTGGCCAAATATCTGCCGAGTCTGGTAAATCCATTGGTGCACCCATTAAATCCAAAAATTTCATTATATTTAATTTGGTATCAACTGAAGCCACCTTATCATCCAATTCCAAAACCACATGAAATGGAGTTTTTCCTGAATCAGATGCACTTCCTTTACCGGATTTTTCAATTATATTGTATTTATTTTTGTATTTATTGGCAAAATCTCTAATTTTGTCTATGTCTCCGCTTCGGATAGTCAAAAAAAATTGTTCGCGAATGTCATCTGGAACATTTTTTTCGGGATTATTTATAAAGATCCTGGGCTGATATTTTGACATTAATACAATTATAATTATTAACAATAAATTAATTTATTAAAGTATTACATAATATTGTTAATAATTATATTTGGTTCCAGATATTTAAATAATTATTACTAATAATATAAATAATGAATAAAGCAAATCGTACAGTATCACGTAGTTTAATATTTAGTGATCCATATCCAACATGTGACCAAATCAAAATAAAACAAAAAAACACTTTTGATTCAATTATTGCATCAGCAGCAAATATTGGTGCAATATTATCTAATACGATAGATAGTACATTTATAAATACACAAAAAGCTTCAATTGCTAATATGTATTTGGATTATGATCATGTTTCTGATACTACTGTAATAGAAAATCTATCAAAAAATTTAGTTCTTAGAACAAATACAATTCCTTTTGCGCTAGTTTCAAATAATGGTGATACTACAATTGCTAATAATCTTGATATTATAGGTAAAACCAAAATGACAGACTGTAATGTTAATGGTAATATTGAAGCAAATAATATTAATTTGCTTGGAGATTTAATATCTACTAATTTGCACGCAACTAATAATTTATCAACGGAAGGAAGTATAATATCTAAACATGCACATATACTCGGAAATACTAAAATTGGTGGACATTTAATAAGTGATGGAGGAATTTCAACAAATAATTTAGAGGTTACTGAAACATTTAAAACTAATATCATTGAAACACCTTGTATTTCTTCACAAAATAATTTAAATCTTGTGCCAGCCATTAATCGATCGGTAAATATACCAAATATTCGTTATAATACTAATATCGCTAATCCGCAAATAATTGGTCCAATCGAAATTAAATCATCTAAAATATTTATTGTAAATAGAAATATTATTTTGGAATCAGATGAATCATGTGATGGTATCGAAATAATTATTTACAATAAAAATATGGCGGGTAGTATTATTATCCGAAACATAACAAATATAATTATCAAACTAGATGCACAATGTGGTGTAAAATTAATCTATTTATTTTTGGTAAATAGATGGGCTAAAATTTAATAAATATATTTATCAAAAGATATTTATTAAATTCAACTACTTTAGAGTGCTGAACATCTGCTAAAGCTTTGTTCGGCCTGTGTATTTGGCGACAAAGCGACATTAGACCAATTTCCACCATTTTTATTCCACAAATCGTACCAACCCTGACTGCAAGCGGTATTCGGTGAGCATGTATTTTCCTTCAATAAATGGTTTCGCTCAGCTTTCATAAAAAGATCTCCATTTTTTTGCATAAATGTTCTAAATTCATTAGGACTCATGATTCCATTTAGTTTCCTCATACTTTCTGTTAATTCATTTGTTGAATTATAATATGTTAAAAATCTCCCATCAGACATAATAGCGGGACAACCATCATTATAAAAAATATTGTTAGAGCCACGATAACGATTGGAACAGATAGAACAACCTGAACCATGATCTATTTTTTGTCCAGATTGAAATTTATGTTTGCATGAAGGACATTGTCTAATACTATTAGCATCAAAACCACTAACAAAAACAAAATGACATGCTGGACATTCTTCTCTTGTATGTAAATTATTATTTTGTGATATTTTTTGTTGGTCCATAACTAGTTATCTATTGGAAGATGAGATTTTATACCATAAATTTTTATATTTTAATTACATAATTAAAATATATTATTATGTGTATTATTTTATTTTGATTATAACACCAGCACCACCAAACATATTTTACATATTTTTTTGTCCAAATTGTTTTTCTTTTTTAAAAGTTTTTTTTGATTTTCGTTTTTGTACAGATGAATTTTCCGGAATATCTGATAATACTGTTTCGGATGGCATATCCGCATAATGTATCGATTCTGAAATACTTCTAATGATATCCTGGTCTAGTTCACCATCATCATCTAATCCGTCTACTGAACAAATATTGTTTGATAATCCATTTAATATTTTTTGGTACTCATTTTTGCTGTTATAATTATCCATAGTATCCATAGTATCCATTTCGGATTTTTTTCCGACCAAATCTGTAAATTTAACATTTATAGTATCAGTGTAATCATCATACATGTCATTTATTTTTTTTTGACTTTGATCATTATTTTCAACAAAATCGGATAATTCACCAGGTTGCACATTGAATATTTTTTTATTTGATTGATCGGGTAACAATAAAATTTGTTTATTGAGTTGTTTTTCTTGATTTTCTTGTATTTGTTTCTGGAAAGATTGAGCATTTGTGGTCATATTTTTCTTTTTATTTTCTTCAATATTTTTCAAAAGTTCTCTGGCTTCCGTGTCAGAAAGATCAACATATTTGACACTCAAATTCCCATTTTTGACCATATCAGATTGATATGTTATTGATAACACGGGTGAATCATTTTTTTGATTCAATAATTTTTTTTTTGGTAAATATTCTGTAGCTTTTTTCTCAAGTTCAAACAGTTTTGCTTCGAGTGCCATAGTTTTTTGGTATGATGGTATAAAAAGTTTTTTAATACTAGAAATTTCATTGTAAAAATAGTATAATATCAACAAACAAACAACTGCGCCTATAATAATAAGATATTTGGTTGGAATCATCGTTATATATTTTATAGATTATAATAAACAATATTTTTAAACCAAATACTATATATTGGTTCTGTGAATAGTAGATTTAAATATGCTCGACAACATTATCACCGCTATCAAATTCCATTAATCCAGCTATATACGGGTTATTTACTGGATGAACACTGCGTCGTTTATTCATAATACAAATTGGTGGTGTTTCATAGGCTCTAAACCAATTTTCGGGTGGTAAATAAGTATATCCATATAATTGGGCTCCCAAAGGTACCGTATTAAAAGGATGTGTTGTGGTATAAACCATTTCATTTTGATATTTTGATTTGATTTTATTCATTGCATTTTTTTCATTATTTTTAATTTTTTGGTATTGTTCATCATCAAAATTTATTATTTCTTTGAGATCTTCAATGTCATCATTTTCATAATTGTTTTCATAATTGTTTTCAGCATACCCGGTTGATGGTGCTTGTAGTGGTGCTTCATTTAATGAATCTTCATTTAATGAATCTGTCTGAACCAATGGTGCGATAATAGATGAATTAATTTCTTGGAATCTTTCTATTTTTTGTTGGCATGTAAAATTTTGGCCACCAATAAAAATAACTAAAACCATTATACAAATAACTGCTAAAGCAATTTGAATATTTGTTAATTTTTCATTGGCGAATGCTTTTATTAAAAAATAAAATATGGCGGCTAAACCAATATATTTAATTGCATTTTGAAATGATAACATCTTATATTAATTAATACAGAGATATTTCTTAATTTTTTTTTTGTGGATAAATAGTGTTTAGACAATCATTCGCTCCTGGAATTGTACTTGTCAACGCGATTTCAATAAAATATCCCAAAGCAATAAATGCTGTAATTATAATAGTTATAGCTAATTTTTGCATATTTTTATCATTGTGTCCTGCAACCAGTGGATTTGATTGCCAAATTAAATCATTATAAATTGAATAAGCAACCACTGCAATAAGAGCTGATTGTAAACTACTTTGGGCGATTTTTCCAATATTAATCAAACATCTTTTGTATATCATTGTTATTAGTGTTACCATAAATTCAAAAATAAAAATACCAGTAAAAATATACAATTTCATTTTAATATAATTATTATCCCCAATTTGTGGTATGTTCAACATTAACAATGCATAAACAAATATAAATAGAATTATCAGATGAACAAATATATGCATCGATTTATATTATAAAAATGATATTTTATTGTTTATTTTTTTTGACCAATAAATATATTATAACAATTAACAAAATTATTACGATAAGATACATTGTTACTGAAATATATACATACGGTTTAATTTTTTGATTTATAATATTTGTAATAGGATCCACTATTTTATCGGTTAATTTTTCTCTAAAACTATCAGTTGCTAGCCTATCTAAAATAGAATTTAATATTCGATCAGTAATTGGGCCTATACCAGTATTAAATTTAAAATTATTGTCATGATCCACAGTATCGTTGGAAGACATTAAATTATATTTTCAGGTTAGATATTTAAATTAATTAACAATTAATAATTAATTACTTTAAATATCGGGTGAGAACAGTATTTCATCAGATTGTAGGTATCCATTATTAACTACTCTGTATTGATTAGCACTAGTTTTTCTTTTACGTGGTTTTGGTTTATCATCAGATGTGGTCGTATCAGCTACATTTGGGGCTTTATTATCCATGTCACTGGTATCTGAAGTTTCGCTATTGGATTTTCTTTTTTCATCATTGCGTTTTTTCCATTCTTCCCTTCTTTTGTCACCTTCTTCCTTCTTTTGACTCATGAGCCGTTTAATTTTATCCATATCAATTTTATCAAGTGCTGATTGTAATTTATTTTTATTTTCAAAAATACTTTCCATTTCTTTTATTTTAAGAGCATCATTTTCCCTATTTCGGAGTTCCGGATTATTTTCCTCGATGGTAATTTTAATGGCTGAACGATAAAATCTTGCCGTTTCTTCATCTACACCCAATAAATCCATAATTTTTTGTACAAATGATCTATAGATATCATCTACTTTGGTATCACGTTCACGTCTTGGCCTATCCTGATTATTATCGAACATACCAGGATAATCAAACATTTGTCTATTCTCAACAACGTCATATTCATCGTAGTCATCATCTTCATCATCATCAGATAATGTTCTCTTATTGGATGGATTTCTATCATTTGATGATGTTCTATCATTGGCCTCGAAATCCGTATCATTTTCGGTCGTATTAAAAATATCATCAAAATCATCTGTTTTCAAATCATTCGCAAAACTTTTTCTGTTATTCGATTTTCTGGGTTTTTTTCTTTTAATGTCTGGGCTATCTCTATCTGTTTGGGACCAATCCTCATCTCTTCCTCCAACCAGTCTTTCTTCTGCACGCCTATGTCTTTCGGTTCCTGTTAAATTATTTTCTTCTTTGATTAATCGTTTGAGTTCTTCTTGTATTTTTTTCTTTTTATTATTTGTATCGATTGTACGATTATTTCTTATGTTTTCATTGGTAAATCCCTCCGAACCGGTTCTTCTATATTTTCTCGACCCATTCATTCCTCCAAATAATTTATTGTGTTCATCCACAAGTTTTTCACGCTCTGTTCTTAATCTTCTTTCCTCCATTCTTAGATCTTCGCTATCTTTACCACCGATCAGGCGTTCATTTCTTAACCTTTCCTCGTTCAATTTGAGTTCATCCACCTGTTTTGTGTATTTTTCTCTTTCCTCTTCACGACCACCAATCATTCTCAATCCTGATTCATTGGTTCTTTTTGTATTATTGTTTTTTTTACGTTCACTTTTTTGCATAGAATTATTATTTAACAATAATTCATTTTTTTTTTTAGTGACGAAAGAATTATTTTTATCTTCCGTCCAACTATCAATATCAGAAAAATAGTTACGTATTCTTCTTTTTCCAGAATATCCCCCGCTCTGGGAAGCTTGTGCGTTCTGTTGTTGACTCATAGCAGAAGTATTTGCATAATAATTAGTAATACTTTTAATAAATTCTATACCAACATTATTTGTGGACGGATTAAAATTTGTATTCGTATCGGCAAGTTTTGTTAAATTTTTTATATTTCTAGAAACAATTTCGTCAAGTTCTTTTTTATTAGTATCAATATCATACATAGATTTTGTGGATGTATCATTATTTATAATAATTCGATTATTTGCGTCTGGCACATCCGGATTGGCACCTAATGTATTAACCATGTAACTAATAAAATCTTGACCCATATCATTATTTTTTTTAATTGTTTCTAATGCTTTATGTATAGGTAATTCTAATTTTTTATTGGGTATATTAATTATATCGTATGTAATAGCATTTGGATTATAGCGTTGTATTAATTCGAAGACTGCTTTATCTAAATTTTTAGCAAGTAAATGAATAACCGTATCACCATCATTGTTAACGGTTTGTTTTAAATCACTAAAAGCCAATTTTTCATAATCTTTTTTCAAATAATTTTCTAACGCATCGCGCATATTTATTTGTGATAAATTATTTATGCCATTATTAGTATTTTCTTGCAGCATAATTAAAATTATATACTAACACTAGATATTTTTTATAAAAATCCAAATAACTTTTATAATAAATTATGATGATTTATATAATTACCAAACGAAGTTAAAAATAGTTGTAGGAAATTATAATTCGATAAATAATCAATATAGGTTTCAAAATATAATTATCTCAAATTAATAATATAAACATGGCCAATTTCAATACTAATATTTTATTAGCAATAGTTGCCGGAATTATTTTAATCCTAGTCATTTATTATTTGAGTAAAAATAATGATCAACCCATACCAAATAACGGTACAATTAGTAATGTTCAACATTTCACGACAACTACACAACAAAAAATACCAGCTGTGCGACAATCTATTAATAATCGTATGAGTGATCACATGAATGATGATATCAGTGATAGTATTGTAGATGAATTAGTTTCACGACACGATGTTGAGCGTACACCAATGGGGAACAATGATGATAACGAAATGTATAGTCCATCGGATCCAATGGCAAATCAATATGGGCCATTTGATGGATATGTCAAAAAAAGACAAATCAATATGAGAAAAATGGAATCGCCATATTGTGACGATGATGATTCTGGAGTTTTTTCTCACAAAAAGAAAAAATTCGTCAAAAGAACACCCAATGATATCGAAGATCTATTTGATATTCAGAAAATGTTACCCCAGGAAACTGAAGATTGGTTTGATACCGTACCATTACAAAGTACCAAAAAAATACAAGGCACACACTTACTTCATCCCAAAACACACATGGGAGTCAATACCGTCGGAAGCAGCTTAAAAAATGCTACACATGATATGCGTGGAGATGTACCGTGCCCAAAAATTTCAATTTCTCCTTGGGGAAATTCAACCATTGAACCTGATACCAATATGAGAGGTTTTTGTGGACCTGCTTAATATTTATTAAAAAAAAATATAATTTATTCAATAAATATTAATCTGTTATACTCCCAAAAAGTGCGGATAATTCATTGTTATTATTAATGACCCATTCGGTAAATTTTTCCTTTTTTAGTTTTGAAAAAATATCTGGATCATAAATCATTTTATCACCATCACAAAATGGCTTCAAAACACTTTCATAAATAGTATTGATTTGGTCCAAAATTATTCTTTTTTGGTTTTCTTTTTCAAATTCTGGATCAACTGCTTGTTCTTGACCATCGTTCATGTTATTAATTATTGATTATGAATTAATAATTAATGTTATTGTTTGTTTATATAATATTTTTTTTAGAAATTATTAATATTTGATGATGTATTGTATGCAAAATTTCTAAAAGAATTCAACATATTAGGTTTTATAACCAGATTCGCACTGTCATTCATTAACATTTCATTAAATAAATAATCTACAATAAAAATATTTTTGGAGGTATCTGTATACGAATATATTTCTTTCCAAGACGGATGCAATAAATTATATTCTTCTTCAGATATTCTATACGATAAATTATTCATGCATTTTTTTAACCAAAATTTACTGTTATTTATTCCTGGAATAGGTGGAAGTTGTATTATTTCATCCAAATCATAATTCCGTAATACAGATGCCCAAACAGATACATTAGTTGGTGAATCCGTAATTTTAACAAACATTTTCTGTTTTGGTATTATTTCATCCAAATCATAATTAATATTTATTGTTTTTATTTTGGAATTTTTAAAATTTAAACGAATATGATGCGAATCATTATCCACTTTATTTTTATTAAAATACAATTCTAAATCATACTCGGACATTGAATTCAATACATCAGAATCGAATGATTTATTTTTGGTCGATAAATCAATATTTTGTTCACATGGTAAATAAATAAATGTACTTAATCCAATTGGATAGATTGGCGTTTGTGCCCCCCTTGTGGGACTACTCTGTTTGTTATCAAGCACAACATAATATTCGCAATTGGTGTGTGGATCATTGTCATCAATAATTTTGACGTTTAATTTTGATAAAACATTAGATACGTTAATGGATTCATCTATATACTGTAATATTTTTTCTTCGTCAAGCATAATAATATTTGATAAAATATTTTTTGTGAATTCATACGATTTTTGAATATCTGTTTGATATTTAGCAAATTTTTCAGTTAGATGTGCAATAAAATTATCGTACTTTTTACATAATGCTTTAATTTTATCAATAAAATGATATTGTGTTACAGCATCAAGTATTTTCTTTGTTGATAATATTTTTTGACATTTTTTTAATAGTTGCGGTAATATTTTTTTATGAATAAATTCTAATTCGTTCAGCGCAATATGAATGGTAATACATTTTTTAGCATTGGATTCATTATCAATCATATTAGTAAAATTAAATTTTTGTTTAAATATTTTACCCTTGATTTGATTAACTTTTTCTATTGAATTTAAAATATTTATTTTTCTATTCAAACAAACATATTGTAAACGTATTCGATGTATGGTATAATAATCATACATTTGTTGAATATAAATAAATGGTAAAACCAAATTATCATTATCAAATAGTGATTTATTTTGGATTTGTACCGATTCATTTATGGATTTGTCCGAATTTGCAAATGTAGTAAAATTAAGTACTGTTTGTGGTTCTATTTTTTTATCCAAATTATTATTTAATGATGGAAAATCTTCGATACCATTCATTTTTGTTTTTTGTGTAATATTTTTTTGGTTATCGGTCACAATTGTTGCGAAAAATTCATCCAATGGACTGAATCTATTGTATTGCCTGTCTTCCTTTAACTGGTCTTCTAATTGTTGTCTGGTTGACGGTGATACATATTTTCCACTATTGAGAAAAGAAATTATTTCTGTACCTGATAAATTTGTTGGAATTTTAGAATTGGACATTTTTATTGAATAGGAAATTAATCGATGTGTTTATATTTTTATAGAGTTTGTACTCTTTATATTTTTATTATTTCTCATAATTATTTAAAATTATAATCAATAATTTATTTTATTGACGATGCAAATGAATGAAACCATTACTATTACATTGGGGGATCAAGCAGAAAATCATGTTGGTATGCAAAAACTGGGTAAACTAAGCGAAATAGGATTCTCTTTGGCTGATTTAATTACCGCCAGAGATTGGTTTGGTAGTCAAGGTGTTTCAACTGAACTAATTGATTTAAATTTTCCGCTTGGTAATTTGAATATTTATCCGGATGACGAAGCATATATTTTGGTTGTGCGACAAGGTATTGATTATTTATTGCAACCAACAAATTCTGCCACAGATTGTTTTTCCGAATTAAATTCATTAAATTGGGATAAACACGCTAGACACAATTTATGTTTCGGAAATATTAATCAGGAACCCAATTACACAAATGGGAAAGGAAGAATTGTTTCATTCAAAAATGTCCCATTATTAAAAAAAATAAAATACAAACTCTGTGAAATTCTTAATTTGGATTTATCTGATTTAGTTGCTGAAGGTAACTATTATTATGATATTACCAAATGTGGTATTGGTTATCACGGCGATAGCGAGAGGAAAAAAGTAATTGGAGTAAGATTTGGGGCATCAATTCCTTTGGTTTATCAATGGTTTTATCAATCCAATCCAATTGGGTCCGGAATCGAAATTAATTTGGATGGCGGTGACATTTATATTATGTCAGAAAAAGCTACTGGTAATGATTGGAAAAAGAAAAATATTTACACATTACGTCACGCAGCGGGTGCCGAAAAATTTCATAACATATAATTTAAATTTATTTATTAATATTATTTTATTGGTGACAATAAAATAATATTAATTGAATGTCTATTTTTTTTAAATATCTTGGTTTCCTTTGGTCCTCTTCAAATAATATCTCTCATTGATTGGACGTTTACTTTCGATTTTTTTGACTAATTGGTCAACCTTTTTCTCATCCCGAATGGCTTCCATTAAAGCATCTTTAATAATATCTTCTTTTATTGATCCTTTTGTTACTGATTTATGTCTGTATACACGACTTCTTATATTACCATCATCACCATGTACATCAATTTTGTTATCTTCCATACCCAATTTTGTTACCATTTTTATTATTAAATCCTCTTGTTGTTTTTTGGCATCTTTATATTTTTTTGTGCGTTCATTTAATGTTTTAATTTTGTCGTCATAATCTAACCAATCAACTATTTTCGCTTTTAATATTTCTTTCGTCTTGTCTGCTAATTTTATTTGTTTTGGCTGTACCTCAACTTCATCATCTTGGTCATATTCTTCCTCATAATATTGATTATTAGTGAATTCATTATCATCTTCCGGATAAAAATCATCAACTTCATCCACATCTATGTTAACATTTTCTATAAAATCATCGTTTTTTCTATGATTATGTGACCGATGTTTAGTTTTTGACCCATAAATATCATCATTTTTTTGGTGATGTCTAGATTTGTGTCTTGATTCATGAGTATTATTTTTTTTCTCATGTCTATTTTCATTTCTGGATTTATGTCTTGGTTCGTGTTTTAGTTCGTGTTTTAGTTCGTGTCTATTTTCATTTCTGGATTTATGACTTCGATCGTGTTTTGGTTCGTGTTTATCATTATTTTTTCGACTGTGTCTCGTTTCGTCGGATGTTTTATCATTACGAGATTTGTGTTTTTGAATACTTGTCTGTCTTTTTACCATGCTTATCTAAATTATAACACGAAAATTTTATATTTGAATAGAATTATATTTTTTTTATAAAAATCTGTACAAATCGAATCTTATTTCAAGACTCGGATTTATTGGTAGACCGAACATTGGAAGAAAAATTCTTGATGCATCCAATGGATTCAACCCAACAAAATTAAGCTTATAATACGGTAAATAAAAATAAACAAATCTGGATATTGGTTGGACAGGTAACCGATAATAATTATTATCATCTGAACTTGAATCACTGGTACTGCTTTCGTCATCGTCATCATCATCTTTATGGTGTCGTTTGTGTTTTCCACCAGTTTGTTTACCAAGTTTTTCCACGCTATTAATTAATTTTTTCTCAAGGTCCGGATTAAAATTTTTTTCTAATTTGACCAATTTGAAATCAACTGTTTCATCACCCCCTCTTTGTTCATCGATTCTAAAATGTGTTAAATCTTTTGTTTCCAAATTTTGAACTGTCATATAAAAATTATTAAGATGATTAGTGAAAAAATTTGACATTGTATTATATAATTTTTTACCGGCACTGAAAGAATTACTTGCTCGAACAACCGAATCCAATAATGGTCCTTCGATATACGGATTTATTAATCGATATGCATTTTTTGTAGACATCCTTATTATATATTAGTACAAAATATTTTTTACGCAGCTAGATAATTGATAAATTATTGGGTGTATAAAAATTAGTATATTCGCTATAAATTTTTTTATTACGTTTTTTACAATAAATTTATGGGAAAAATTGATATTTAAATGCTCATTAATAATAATCTGCGTTCTAAAAAACAAAATAATTTAAAGGATAAAAAACTATTACTATTTAAATGGCCAGAACATCCCTTGCAACAGGTTCAAAAATATCCAAAAATAAACCATCAATTAAGAAAAAAAATATAGAACCAAAAAAGGAAAATAAAAAGAACAATAAAAAGGAATTAAAAGAAATTCCAAATGATAACCAAAATAATAAAAAAAAAAATAATCGTGGAGATAATCGAATTTTAGAAGTAAAAACAACACAAACCGGTGCATTCAAACAAGTGATTGAAAGAATCGCTAATGTCATTTCTGATTGTAGTATTATGTTTGTTCAACCTGATGAATCATACAAAAATTCGGCCGATGATGATTATTATGAGGAAATTGATGAAGAAAACGAATCAAAAAATAAATCTAAAAAATCAAAAATAATTGCCAAAAAGAAAAATATTGATACAGATGATGATAATGATGAAGAAAATGATATTCCGAAAAAAAATAGAAAAACAACAAGAAAAACTGCGCGTAAAAAGGATGACGATGATGATGAAGACGAATCCGAAATTATTAATAAGAAAAAAACAACAACCAAAAAATCAGTTTCAAAAAGAAAAAATGTAGATACTGATGATGAAAGCGAAGAGGAAAATGAAATTAAACCTAAAAAAACATCAAACGCATCTACATCTGATAAAACAAAGAAAAAAAATACTGGCGGAATACGTATTCTCAGATTAACAGAAGATAAAAGTATTTTAATAAAATTAAATTTGGATGCTATTCATTTTGAACATTTTAGATGCGATGAACCTAAAATTACAATTGGAGTAGATATGCATATGTTACACGCACTTCTCAAAATGGTAAACGACGATGATCCAATTATATTGTATATGAATAGGGATAATCGAAGTGCATTATATATTAGAAGTTTGAATGAAAATAATGAAAGCACTGAGGAAACTGATATTGAAATTTATTTAATGGAAATTGGTAATCCAGAAATGCCAATACCCCAAACAGAATTCCAAAATAAAATTACAATGGCATCCGATAAATTTCATACTATTTGTAAACATCTCAATAATAATTCGACATTTGTAGAAATAACATCCATCAACAATGAAATTTTGTTTCGTGGTCAAAATGAAGGTGGTAAAGTAACCATGTCATACAAAGATATCAATTATAATAGCAAGAAAAAAGATAAACCAGATCAGGTAGTTCAAGGAGTATATGAATTACGGAATCTAATGGGTTTTAGTAAATGCAATAAACTTTGCAGCGCTATAGAAATTTATCTCAAAAATGATTTCCCGTTGGTACTTGTGATTTCAGTTGCTTCACTTGGTAAAATGTATGTATTTTTATCGCCAATCGAAAATGCTAATAATTAATTTTTAATTTTGGTTAAAATATCCCAAATTAAAAATTATTTTTCTTTTCTAATTTTTTCGTTTATTTGATCAATAGTATTTTGGTACTCTTCCATGGATCCACCTCTTGTCAATAATAAATTTATTATTTTGTTTTCGTTACATTTAATTTCTGTTTGCATGGTATTAACCATTAATTGCATTTTTCTGCTAGTAATTCCTATTCTGGTTTGTAATAATTCAATTTTTCTTTTATCATTATCCAGAAAATTTTTAATTTTAACCAATGAATCCATACTATCATCAGCATTCCAAATAAATTTTTCAATGTACAGAATGGAATCCATTGGCATTTCAGAAAATTTTATATTTTCGTGCATAATATAAATTAAATTGGATGCTACATTAAAATTACCAAAACATTTATCACACCACAAACCTTTTTTATGAATATCAAATTCGCATCCACCATCACAACACGAATTTGTAATTTTAATATTTGTTGGATGGTGTAAAAAATAATCAGAATAAAAATTACATTCATTAAAATCAACAAAATTATCATCAATCGGGCAAATAGCCAAACTATTTTTTTGGAATTTAGAAGATCCAACAATAATTATTGCATGATATTTAACAAATAATGAAGGTTTACCGTCACAAAATTCTACAAAATCGTCTGTTTCTACGGAAAATAAAAGACTTTGTTGTGGTGTATAATATGAACTGTCCGAACACAATGAATAATTATTTGTTGTCATTTCACTGGAATCTGTTGTTATTTGTCGGAAATTACCAAAAGTTGTATCAAATGATGTTAATTCATCGTAATATTTATCATAACCATTTTGATTTTGCATCTGAATAATTATTCAATATCATAATAATATTTTTTATAATAAACAAGCGTAATATTTTTTTTTAATCTAAGTATATATAGGCCATATGTATTCGAACTATAATCAAATAAAAAAATTAATTGTACTTTTAATTATTTTTGCAGTTGTATGGCAAATTTATAATTATACTTATCGGGCAAGGTATGGTGATTTTTTGGGTAATATGAAAATAGCGAATGTCCCGTATTCCGTCAAATGTTTTTTCGATGAACCAGGTTGCGATAAAGGCGATATTGATGGATGGGCTGTTGTTCATGGATTGATGTATTTTATTATTGGATTAATTGTTCCAAACCAATATTTATTAATTTTTGTTATTTCAATTGTGTTTGAAATAATTCAACCATATTTAGGTAACAATGCCAGATATATTTTAAATCCTCTTATTAATATGACCGGCTATACTATCGGATCTATACTGAGTCCCAGTGCAAATGTTTTTAAGGAAAAATATAAAATACTTGAAAATTAAAATTTAAAAATATAGGCTTGTGCCTTGAATATTCGATACATTATCAAATATCAAAAATTATAATACAATATAATACAATATAACAAAATATATTTTATTACTTTAATGATCCCCAAACTAATACATCGAATGTGGTTGGACAAAAATACATTAGATAATAATTATGCACCCGTAAAATATAACAAATTTATAGAATCTTTCGATATACACAATAAAGATTTTGCTGTAATATTCTGGAATATGAAAAAAGTCAAAAGATTATTTGACGATTATCCCAAAATTTCTAAATATAAAAATATTTGGCATAAACTCCCAAACCATATTCAAAAGTGTGATATGGCGAGATATATTATATTATATATATTTGGTGGTTTATACATTGATTTAGATTTTATGTGTTTCAAGAATTTATCTCCACTTTTGAACAAAGAACTTATATTAGTACGCGAACCAATAGAATTATCTGGTAGTGATAAAATTAAAATAAGTAATGCTTTTATTGGTTCAATACCCGGACATCCATTTTGGCCAGATTGGTTGGAATATATTTGTTTGTCTCTTCGTGCAAAATTTGCACGACTACCATTATTACTTGAAGGAACCCCATCAAATACAGTATTTAGCGATGTCATGGATACAACAGGACCCACCAATTTTGGACAATTTTTCATTAATAGCAAATATAAAAATACAGAATTGACAAATACCTGTGATATAATTCCCTTATCGTATTCGTATGGGGAACCAAATAAAATTGTTGCGGAATGTATACATAAAAATAATGGATCAAATATTATTACAGGTGATGACTATTATAAATATTTTGGCAATTATACACATACCAAATGGTTTGAAGGATCCGGTTGGATGAACGAAAAAAACAATAAAAATTCTAAAATAATTGAACAATTACCAAAAAATAATACTTATAAGATAGTTGGACAGCCATCAAACAACTTTTTTGATCAATTAAAATTTATTACTTTAATAGTTATCATAATAGTTTTATTATATTTTATGTTTTAATACTATCAAAAAATATAAAACCATTTTATATTTTTTGATTCATGAAATTATTAAGTTGTCTTATTGGAGAAAAATAAGATAAATAATAATCCGAATTTTACAATAGGTAGATAAAAAATTTATTTTTTATTAATATCTACGACTGTGGCTAGAAAAACCTCCACGATCTCTTCCATTGTAGGAATTTTTTTTGCTAGTATTAAGTTTATTCATTATACCTTCTCTGCCATAATCATTCTTTTTTTTATTTTGCGCGTACATCAAAGATTCATTTTTTATTTTTTCCAATAATTCCAATGGAAGAGAATTAACAAATTGATCACGTGTTCTATCACATTTACCATCCCATATTTTGATATATGTGTAGCTGTTATTACTACCGGATCCAGGATTATGGAAACTGTATGCATCAGAAATATATGAAACAGTAATACCATTAATATTTTGCATATCATACGCTAAAGTTTCCCCAAGCATATACAAAATAAATGTGGACCAAACATCATATCCTTTACAATGATTCATTTTTATTGTAAATGTACCACCATTCGAATTTTTCGGATCCTCCCATATTGGTTCAATACCTTTTCTCATAATAATATAATCATTGGCATCTAAATTTATTTTATTACTGTTCATAAAATCGATTTTAAGTTTCGGTTCAGTTTTTACTTCCATCAATTGGATGATATAAATTAAATCATTGATGGTATTAATGGTGCATAATTCCTTGTATGGTTTAGCTTGAAAATTTGGTCTGTTTGCCATTTTTTTGAAAAGTTGTTTGTCATAAAGATACAAAATCCATTGGTTTGGTAATTTAGTATTTAATGATATGCCAGATGGAATATCGATCAATTCTTCTTCTGTGATATTATTATTAGAACTATTGGTCTGCTCCAAAGAAGACAAGGTATCATTGCTGGTTATTGGTAATTGATCCATTGCTGCCTAAACTTAATTTATTATGTCCTTTTTATATCTCTTTTTTTTAAAGATGATAGGAATATCAATTTTTTTCATAAAATATTGAAACAAAAATTGTATAAGTAAATAATAATAGTTGTTCAATATATTCTAATTAACTATGAATTTTGAAAAAAAATTTAGTATTGTTGTGGCTACCAATAACGATTCTCTTATTGGTATCCGAGAATATGGCGAATATACATTACCATGGCCGATGATAAAAGAAGACATGGATTTTTTTAGGAGAATCACTTGTCAAACACATGAACCATCCCAAATTAATGCAATTATTATTGGCTACAACACTTGGTTGACTCTACCAAATATATATAAAAAAAACATCAAACGAAAAAATATCATTATTTCCAGATCTTTTTCCACAGATAAAATTACCGGAACAGAAAAATACGTCGAATCATTAGATGATGCATTATCATATGCTAGTACTATTAGTAATTTGGACAATATATACGTTATTGGTGGAGCCGCTATATACGATATTGCACTTGGTCATCCACTTTTAGATACAATCTATTTGACATATATTAAACATTCTTATCCAGCTGATAATGAAATAGAACAACAAATTTATTTTCCTTTAACACACACACATTTAAACGATTTTGTCGCTAATAATAGTTTAGTTTTAGCATCGGTGTCTGACAAATATAATGATATTGGTAAAAATATTTGTTTTAATTTTAAAAAATACGTTTGCACCGAAAAATTCAGAGAAATATATGCAGCAACAAAAAAAAATCAGAGAATTATTTATTCTAAACAATGTACTACATTAATTAATTCTGACAAAGATGATATTGGTGAATTTCAATATTTAACATTAATAAAAACTATCATGAGCAAAGGTATTTTCAAACAAACACGTAATGCTATTACTAAATCGATTTTTGGATATCAATTAAGATACGATCTCGCGGAAGGATACCCAATATCAACAGTTAAAAAATCTTATCCTAAAACCATTTTTGAAGAATTAATGTGGATGATAAGAGGACAAACCAATGTCAAGAAATTGCAGGAAAAAAATGTGCATATCTGGGATAAAAATTCAACCAAAGAATATTTAGAAAAATACAATTTGCCTTATGAAGAAGGAGATATTGGACCAGGTTATGGTTTTCAAATGAGATATTTTGGTGCAAAATATCTGGATTGCCATGCTGATTATCATGGACAGGGTGTCGATCAATTAAATGAATGTATTAATCTTATTAATAATGATCCGCATAGTAGAAGAATTATTATCGATTTATGGAATTGTGTTGATGTTCCTAAAATGTCACTTCCTGCTTGCCATATCAATTATAATTTTGGAGTGGATCTTTATGATAAACCATTAGCATCCGGAACTAAGGGTAAATTAAATTGTCACCTATTACAAAGAAGTTGGGATGTATTACTTGGTTGGAATACAACTACGGCTGCGTTATTAACATATCTTTTGGCACATCATTGTAATTTAAATCCGGGAATTCTTGTCCATAGTATCACCGATGCGCATCTTTATAAAGAGCATATTGATTCTGGAGCAATTAACAAACTTTTAAACAGACGCCCAAGAAAGTTCCCATCAATCAAATTCATCAAAAAACACGATTCTATTGAAAAATATGAATTTAATGATCTTGTTATTGAAAATTATTATCCGTGTCCTCCAATTATTGCTGGTATGATTGCCTAATAAAATATTATTGTACAATAATATTTTATTAAACAATTTTATAATAAATATTTTATCATCTCTTCATTTCTGCATCTAAATGCATCTCCCAAAAATATATTTTTTAACTTCTCATCAAAATTTGGATGTGTATCTATTAAATATTTAGCAATATCATTATGGTAATCTTTTATTGCCATAAATAAAAAAAGATCATTATCCATATGAATAATATCATTATCGATGCCCAATTCAACAAGCAGCTTTACCATTCCCAGTGAGCCAAATTCGATAGCCCGGAAAAAATACGCGAATTTATTATTATCTTTGCCGAAATCAATTCCATTTCTAACCAATAATTCGAACATATTATAATTATTAGCACTGGCTGCATAACTAAGTGCCATTGGTGCATAAATATTTAAATCTATGTCCAATGTTGTTATCCATTTAGCCATATCAATAAAATTTGAATTAGAACAAACGGATAAAATTTGTTCTAAATTCCCTCGGATTTCCAATCCAAAATTATACAATGTGTTCATAGCTTCCAATTGGTTATATACTGCGGCATATCTGTACAATAAATATCTTAATTCGTTCAAGGGAATTCCGGTATCGAGGAACAATTCAATTATTTTAGTACGACCATACATAACACTAATACACAATACTAAACTAAAATCAGTATCTGTTTGTTTATGTGCGATAAGCTTTTCAGCAATCAAAAAATAATTATATTCAATTGCTATTCTTAATAAAATACAATCATGACAAAATAAATCAAATTCGTGATTTGTTAAAACATCAATAAATTCTTGATAATTGTTCTCGGATTCAACAATTTCGATTATTTTGTCGATATCATAATTGTAACCCAATAATTCCGCAATTGTTTTACAGAATTTTTCAAAAGATTCATAGTGCAAAACGCCGTATTCAAAATCTAGTAATTTATAGTTCATGGTTCGGTTATTGTATACAGAAATATATTATATATATGTTTATATTTATGCCGAATACTTATTCCATTTTTCTTTTCATCCATTCACACATGTAATTGGAAAAAGGTACCGATTCTAATCTTGATCCGCATCCAATTTTAATTGTATATAAAATAAATTTTTTGGGATATGGTAATTCAAAAAGTGCTTTACAATTATCTTCGCCGCTAAGATTCCATGCATCATTATACTCAGCAGAATCTTTGGGATAGTTCCAAAAGCCACCATAACAATGACCATATCGATCCATTTTATACCATTCAGTACAACATTTATCATAAAACATTTCTGAAAATTCATCGTATGACAAATCAGTTGCATCGTTCCATTTTTTTTTCATTTTGATAAATAAATCATACTCGAATTTAACTCCAACAAATTTTTTAATTTCATAACCATTAATAATTTCATCGGGTAAAAATTGAATTGGTTTTTTATATGAATCATCTCCTGAACAATTTATCTTTTCGGTTAATATTTTTATTTCATCATCAAAAATTATATTCTGTTTACGATAGCAACCCATATCTAATAGTGACATATTTCCGGATGCTCTGAGATAATCATTTTGCAAATCTACGAAATATTTTTTCAAATCCATCAAATCATCTAGATTTCTTTCAAACACATCGCAATGAACACAATATAAATTTTGGTGGTAGTCCGGATATTCATCCAAATATTTTTCTCTATTAAAATCTTGTCCACTAAACCAAAATTTTAATGGAACATAAAGTTCGCTTGTTTCAATTTTACTCACACCTAAATCTTCCAAACCCTCGACAACGTTTTTTGATTCGTCTGGCTCTGCATCTAATTTTTTGACATATTTTTTTAAATTATTATTAATTGTGGAAAAACAATCCAAACCCTCGGGAACGTATATTGAGCATTTTGGTGGTATTACAACTGCTCCCGAATATTCTTTCGAATCATCGATAATAGGTTTTGATTTGTTATTATTATTATCCATAATGTTATTGATGGATAATAATATGTAATAACAGGTTTACATATTTATTTTTCAAATTTATTTGATTTGTGGAACTATTACGAATAAACTACAAAGAATCATTAAAATATTTTTGGGATCAACATTAACAGCATCATATATTTCATTTTTGGCAAAATTATCAATTAAAAATATTTTTTGTTTGGTATTAAATTTTGAAGCCATTACAATATTTTTAAGTTCTTCCAATAGATTAAATATTGTAATATTATTATCAACAACAACATCAGTAATTTCGTTAATACATTCTTTTAGAACAGTTTTACCGCCAGACAAATTCATTAATTTCTTAAATATATCGACGTTGACCTCCGGCATACAATGACCAGAAATTCTATAAATGTTATCAACAGTAATTTTTTTATTGACAGTTAGTTTAACATGTTGTAATGTATTTATGGCCGCTCTCATATCACCTTTTGATATTTTAATAATTGCGTCGATTGCATCTTTATCATATTTTATTTTTTCGATTACACAAATTTCTTCCAGACGCAGTTTCATATCTTCCACATTTAACGGTGCAAAACGGAAAAGCGCACATCTAGATTGTAACGCAATATTAATTTTATCAATATCATTACAAATTAAACAAAATCTCGTAGTGACACTATTTTTTTCAATAGTTTGTCTTAACATACCTTGTGCTTCTACTGTCATGGAATCAATTTCATCCAATATTACTAATTTAAAAATACCTCTTGTTTCCTGTGGTAAAAATATGCCATTTCGACTAGATACAAAATTTTTAATTTTTGTTCTAACTGTTTCAATACCACGTTCGTTTGATGCATTTAATTCTAAAATCATACAATCCGTATACTGTCCATATATTTCATTTGCGCAACATTTAATTGTTGATGTTTTACCAGAACCAGATGGACCAAAAAATAATAAATGCGGTAAAGTTTTCATTTCAATAAATTTTCTCAATGATAATATTATTTCCTGATGCGAAATAATATACTCTATCTGTTTTGGTCTATATTTTTCAACCCAAGGTAATTGTCTATTATTATCGACTTTTTTTGCCAATGTATTTTCATATGAAGCCATTAATTATTTAAAATAAGACAATATTATTATTTTAAATAGAAAACGTATTATTAATTATAAAATAAATTTCAATATTTATTTAAAACTGGGCTCATCATAACTTTTTATTCAAATGAGTAGATTCTAAGTATTATCGTATTTTTATTTTTTAATAACATAAACTGGATCATATGCAAAAAATTGGTAGGGTAATATTTTAAATACGTACGAATACATTTTTTGTGTGCGCAGTTGTAAGCCATTTGGTGCTGACCATGTAATATTTTCATTTGGAAGATAAAACGATTTGTCCATAATATTTTTAATTTTATAATCCCAAAATATTCTTGGCGAATTTTTTTCAATATCCAAAACATAAAGATCTCCACCGGATACTCGTTTAAGATTATCAATTGTCCAAGAAAGGTCTGTCGATGTTTTCTTTTTATTCGAAATAGTGCGATTGTCAACATCTATTAATTTTGTTCCATCTATATATTCTAAAGTTTGTGAAACAATAACAACCAAACTGTTAGTTTCTAATTTATCAATAATATCCACAATATCACCCGGAAAATCTTCTGCAGTATGCGAATTATTATTTGTATATGTAATAATTGTGCCATGATTTCTATCATTAAAAATAATAACAGGTTTTCCCGTTTCGCGTGATTTTAATTCAGCCAGTTTAAGTATTTGGTTTTTTCTTTTTTTTCTTACCGTTAACCTAAATAAATAATCCAAAAAAATTGGTATCATCAAAATTATTATTAAATAAATAATTACCAGTATTATTTTGCGAAATCCATCGCTCATTATTATATATACTAGGTTCGAAAACATTTAAAATGAATATTCCAATATATAAGTAATAAATGATCGATACTATTTTATCGAGTATATATGCAATAATGTATAGTTATTACAAATTATTCATTAAATTATTACAATCAATCATGATAAATATATTTTTAAAATTGTACAGTATATATCTTCCAATAAAAATCTTATTTTATAAATGGATTGGTCAATTAATGTTTGTTTATTATGTAAATGATATACAAAGAACAAATATTACTTTTAATTATTTCTTTAATTATAATTTAAAGAATTTTAAAAATGGTACCTATTATCTCAAGATACATAATGGTCATGGAACAAATCATTTCGCCTTCAATGGAGAATTATCGGATATCAAGAAAATATGCATAAAACAACCAACCGAAATTTTAATCAAACGAAAAAATATCATATTATTGGAAAATAATTTGCCACTTAATGTTGATTTAGAATTACTGGATAATTATAAAATTAACATGGAACATTTTGGATCAGCATCAGTAACAAATTTAAGTAAAATTTTAGCAATATTAGATTTAAAATGTAGCCATGTTGCAATAATTAAAACATATCCATTTAGTAAAACAATTTTAGAAATAAAAAACATAAATATTAATGATTTGTATACAACTTAAAAAATTGAAAAAAAATATATTATCAAAAAATAATGATACTCTGGATACAAATATTATTATTTTTTAATTAAATACATATGGAAATTGATCAGGATCAAGTACTAACAAATAATATGGATATTGGTGAGGAACAAATCTTAATAAATAATTTAAAAAGAAAAAGGAAAACTAAAAAAAATCGTTTATCTTTGGCAAAAAGAATAAAAATTTATAAAAGGTTGGAAGATATTTTTTTTCCGAATGAAATTATTTTTTCTATTATTGATGCAGTCGACAATAGTAAAAGTTTCTGGTCTTTTGCATTTACATGTCAGAATTGCTATCAATATTGCAAACAGTTATATAAAAAAAAAGAAATCATGTGTCGTGATAAAATTTTTATTTTAACATCCAGATATGAAAATCGATTGGTCGGATCGGCCATATATCACATTATGAGAAATGAAACGCCATACATATATAATATTAATTTAAATCACGCAGCAGCTAGAGAAGATATAATGAAATCCCTCGAAAATAAATTTACAATTGAAAAAATCACTGACGAACATTACAAATTAACAAATAATTTTGTCATAATTTATTGTAATTTTTTTATAACGAGTAGATTAATACCGATTACACAAATGATTACCGATATTGATTCAGTATCAATACCGGCACAATATATGTCGTCAATGTTATTTAGTCCTCCAGATCAAAAGAAAATAATGAATATTAATCAAAATTCATTTATTATTGATAATAATAAATATAACAGCACTCTTATAAATGAATTATTATGTGAAGAATTAAAATCAAGAATTGATTGCGATTTCGAAATAGAAAATATTAATACAAAAAAAATTATCAAAAATATTTATAATAAAAAATTTTCTGTTCCTCGAGATTCTATTTTTTTAAGCATAGCATACGAATTTGTAGCGCATTGTTTTTTAATTGAGAGGATACATCCATCTTTATGGAATATAACGTTTGATTCGGTTTCATTTTCTCATTGGAATATAAAAATTAAACCAAATATTATCAACAAATTAAAACATATCGAAAATTTAGTGGAAAATGGATGGACAGGTAATTATATTGATAAAAAATCACAAATAATAAAATTTCCACCCCATGAAACAAAAATTATATGTGAAATATGTTTGCAATCAGAAAATTCAATTTATTTTAAAACTGGAGATGAAATTATACAAGATCAACAACAAAATCAGAATTGTAATTGTACAATTAGAACATTTTGTTTAAAATGTTTTATAAATTTTATTGACAGAATATCTATTAATAATGTTAATGATTTATACTGCCAAAAATGCCAAAAAACTTTTTTATTTCCAGTCAAATACAAAAATTAATTAATTTTATCATTATTCAGTAAATAATAATAACATCAAATAATTCGATATTATTTTTTTATTAATACAATAATCGCGAATTAATTAAATTTCGATTATGATATCTTTTTCATTTGTTATATTTTTTTCACTTATTATATTTTTTTCACTTGTTATATTTTTTTCACTTGTTATATTTTTTTCACTTGTTATATTTTTTTCGCTTATTATATCTTTTTCACTTGTTATATTTTTTTCATTTGTTGGATTTTTTGATTCATTATCATTAATCGCATCATTTATTAAACCATTCGTTTTTACCATATTTTTGTCATGATATTGGTGAGTTTTTTCATCATATGTATCTGTTTCGTGTTTGCGTAATTCATTAAATATGCTTCTACCATAATATGTTTTGTATAAACATGCTGAAACAATAACATCGATAGCCATGAAAATGAAAAAATATTTATTTATTATTTTAAAAATTACTGATTTATTTTTGTACTCAAACGAAATTGCATATATGACGACATATAAAACTAAAGCAATAAATAATATTCTAACATTTCTCTGACCGTCGGTAAGTTTTTCATTTTTCCACAAAGATGATTGGTGTAATAAATAGTAAAACATTTATATTAAAAATTTATATATTGTTTATCAATAATAAATCACATACTTAATAATAGTATGAGCGTCCATATAAATATCTTCGCAGATCATCTAGGTGTCTAAAATTAGGAACTATTTTGACTCGGAAGATACTAGCTAATGTACTCAACTGTGCTATACTAACATCGGGTAAATAAACAATACATTCTGTTCCATTTTTAAAAGAAACTATACGTAATGCAAATTGTTCAGCCGGATAATCCGATAGTTTAATTGCTTCGAGGAAGTCCGTCCCGGAAATTTGGAAAAAGATACTTGACATTATATATTTTTATTCGAAAATAAATTTTATTATAAGGATTATAAATTTTTATAATAAAAATTGAAAAATTAATACACATAAATAAAATGCGACTAATATAAAATTTAAATCGATATTATTAATATACCTCGAGCATGGAACCCAGTAAAATCACTTATGCAAGGATAGTGGATACAATAGAGGCTATAACCCGAATTGATTTCAGTATCTACAACAACAATGATGTATTAAAAGACTCCGCTATAGCCGATCCTAATGGTATTACTATTGCTGAAATATACAATAATGGTGAACCTGTTCTGGGGGGTGCCGTTGATAAACGGCTAGGAGTCATTGAAAATAAAATGGAATGTGTAACATGTGGCGAAACGGCTTTAAATTGTCCAGGACATTTCGGTCATATTCGATTTGTGGATCCAGTTTTCCATATGGGATTTTTGTTGTGTCTCAAAAATATTTTAAGCTGTGTCTGTATTAAATGTAATAAATTGTTGGTTTACAAAAATGAAAACGAAATCGCCAAACTTTTAAAAAATAAACAAGGAAAACAACGATTTGCCGAAATTAGATCCATTTGTAAAAGTGTGACTCATTGTCAAAAAGAAAATTACGGATGTGGTACTCCTGCACACAAAATTTCAATTGACAAAAAATATGGTAACGTATTTTTGTTGGCGGAGGCTGTCAAAAAAAATGGTGATACGGATGAATCGGGTGATACCAGAAAACGCGCGCCACAAATTATTACGCCCCAGTTATGTTATGATATTTTAAAAGCTGTTTCAGATGAAGATTGTATGATTATGGGATTCGATCCAAAAAAATCGAGACCAGAAGATATGATTATTGTTAATTTTCCGGTACCGCCTGTACAGGTACGACCATCTATTAAAATGGAAATATTATCATCGTCGACTATAGATGATGATCTAACACATAAATTAGTTGATATTATTAAAAGTAATGAAAATTTAAAGGATACTAAAGGAGATGGATCATTGGTTAAATCGGCTAGTATCAATGATGATTTTATGTTATTACAATTTCACGTTGCAACATTTTTTGCAAATGATATATTAGGATTACCTAGATCGCAACAGAAAAATAAAAAAGTAACAAAATCCCTATCAGAAAGATTGAAAGGCAAAGAAGGCCGAATCAGAGGTAAACAAAATTGCTTCCAACAGGTAACTGCCAATTAAGTTGACTTAGATACTTAATTCGGGAAAAACAGTGTAACTAAGTCTTTAATATAATTACCTAGTCATCATTAAATATGATGGCAACATTGTCAAATTGCGGGAAACTTTTGTTAAAGTTCATCATACTTCTCAATATTATCGAAAGAAATATTGAAAACCTCGCGCAATGGCGTGGCTGTTCAGATATCAATAATTATAATAAAAAAAATAAATGAGCAAAAAATCAAAAAAAAACATTAGACCAAGCAAAAATATAATAAATTTGGTAGAATCCAGCGAAATTATAGTAGAAGGAATAATATACAAAATAACCAACACAATTAATAATAAAATTTATATTGGAAAAACGAAAACCCACTATGGTAACCAACCACATGACATTGAAAAAAGATTGCAGAATCATATCGCATCAGCATTACGTGGAAATTCTAAAAAACATGGATCTCCAGCTCTTTGTAATGCAATAGTAAAACACGGCAAAAAAAAATTCATAATCGAAGAAATTTTAAGATGTGATTTGGAAAGATGTTGATAATCATGAAATTGAACAAATTAAAACTCATGATTCAACAAATAGGAAAATAGGATACAATATTGCTCTTGGCGGAGGAGGTAGATCAGTAGTTAATGTATCCGAAGAAATAAGAAAAAAAATATCATCAAAAAAAGGAAAGAGTATGAATTTAAAGAAAATATTTAGGAAAGGCGATCATGTTGGTTACAGTGCAAGAAGAAGAGACAAAGGAAAATCATATCAAAAATGGTTTACTTCAACAAAATATACTCCAATAGAAAATAGAAAATTAGCGAAAGAATGGTTGGAAAATTTCCGTGAGAATGGAATAATTGGCGAAACTGACTATAATAAAGTGAGTGGTTTACCAAAACATATTTGCGAAATAAAAGAAAAAGGTAAACATGTTGGTTACGTTGTACGTTTTATCAAAAATGATAAAACAACTACAAAACGTTTTCAAAATAATACAATTCCCTTGGAAGAATTATTGGAAAAAGCAATCAAATTTAAAGAAGATTATTTAAACAAAGTAAAAATGGATGAATAAAGTAATTAAATTCAAAAAATATTATCTGAACAAAGTAAAAATTGATGAATAAGATGGGAAACTATCGCGAGACAATCCGCAGCCAAGCTTCTAAAATCCCAAAATAAGATCATGAAGAAGGTTCAGAGACTAGACGGCAGTGGGTTCATTCTAAAATAAGAATGGGCTTAAGGTATAGTCCACTAGTATAAATTGACCTAAAATATGTGAATACAAGTTCTGCGATAAAAACTTGTATAACATATCATGGACAGAGTTTACTAAGGAATTTGATGGGAAAACGTGTAGATTTATCAGCACGTACGGTTATTACGTCCGATCCTAATATAGCATTGAATGAGGTTGGTATTCCACTCATCATTGCGAAGAATCTCACATATCCAGAGATTGTAACCAAATATAATATTCAATATTTGCGCCAACTGGTAAAAAATGGACAAAGAATTTATCCAGGCGCTAACTTCGTTATTAAAAATATTATTGATGACGAAGGAAATGAAGCAAAACATGTATATCATCTAAAGTTTGCGGGTAGACCGGTACCCTTACATCCAGGTGATATTGTAGAAAGACATTTGATAGATGGAGACATGGTATTATTTAATCGCCAGCCTTCGTTGCACAAATTATCAATGATGGGTCATAGATGTCAAATTATTAATGATCCAAGTTTACTAACATTCCGAGTCAATGTTAGTGTTACAGAACCATATAATGCCGATTGGTACAGATCCACAATTCATCACGGATCGAAGTCGGCAACAGGTAGCTGCTTTAATGGTTGTTGGAACGCCATTAGAGGAAAACAGTGGAAGTCCAACTCTAGTTTTTTAAGATATGTTCTATTAAACTGGGTATATAACTATCTAGTCCGTTGTTATTATTTTAATTGATATAACATGGGCAACATTGTCAAAATGCGGGAAACCCCTAAAACCAGAACTACTAAGTGATTACAGTAATGTAATCATGGCTGAGAATAGAACTCAGATATAGTAAAAATGTTCTGGATGAAATATGTTTGATAAAATTGATTAGTTTAATATATTTATAAAAAAATTATTAATGGCTTGTTAGAAAAAATATATAAATGCCTAAGAAAGTAGTTTTGTTAAATGATCTTTATCCAGAATTGGATGAGGATATGAATGGAGAATTTTATAAAAAAGAAACGGAAGATACTGGAGTAGTTTATCGAATTGAAAATATTTATAATGGTAAATCATATATTGGTCGAACTTGTAGTTATGGTAGTAATGGAAGAAGAAAATGTGCTAAGTGTTGGTTTGTAGAACATTGGAATAAAAAAAGTCGTTGTGGTTCCAAATGTTATAATGATTGTCCAATATTTTACGAACCATTACGCAATTCAAATTTAGAAGATTGGTTTGTTTTTACATTGAAAGTTTGTGACAAAAAAGATCTGAAAAATTTAGAAACGGAATTCATCAAGTTATATAACACATCAGATCCCGAATATGGTTACAATTATTTTGTCGGAAACAACAAACCAAATAACGAACAACATTTAAAAACTTATCAAGATTCGAAAGCTAAAACTAATGCAAGCAGAGCATCCAATAGTGTTCTAAAAAGAACGGATACCAATAAAAAATTACCAACATATATTAGTTATTATTGCAATAAAAATGATGGTAAACTGGTTTGTGAAGGATATTTGGTTAGAATAAAAATTAATGGTAAACAATATCAGAAACGTTTTTTATCAACCGAATCTATGAAAATTAAACTTGCCAAAGCCATAAAACAATTGGAACTATTCAAAAAAGAAGCTCAAAATAAAAATACTGGGAGCAAAACAAATAAAAGAAAAAAGAAAATTTTACCAATGTATATCAGTCATTATACCAGTAAAAATGGTGTTGGTAATCCTACCGATGGATATATTGTTAGAATCAAGATAAACGGTAAACAATATCAGAAAAAATTCTTGGCCATGACAGTATCTATGGAAACAAAATTTGAGTTAGCCAAAAAACAAATAGAATTATTTAAAAAAGAAGCTGAAAAAGATACTAAAAATAAAATTCCAACAAAACAAATAAAAAAATTAATAGAAGTTTAATAAAAAAATAGCAATATATTAAAATTATCAAACAAATTGAAATGGGCAATCCGCAGCCAAGCTTCTTCACTAATGTATGAAGAAGAAGGTTCAGAGACTTGACGGCAGTGGGTTTTTAAATTATATTAAAAGCTTAAGGTAAAGTCCAATCCATTGTGAGAGCAATGGTATTAAAGTTCGATGGGGATAAACTTTTGTCCCAGCAGAAAATCCTAATTCTGCTAGTCATTTGATAGGCGCTACGGCAAAGCTTATCAAAAATGGCGACACACCTGGTTGCTGGAATATCCTGTTAAGTAGTAAGTACCAAGCGTTCCAAGGTAACACCTTGGCGTTAAGAACATATTGGAATGTTCGGGTGAAAATCTTGCTAATAGGGACGATCAGCAGGCGACAAGGCGAGTTCATTATTATATAACAATGAATTAGCTACGCGTCTCAACGACTGGTAAGGTGTGGGTCAAAACTAAAATTGTTTTGAGCCTAAGGTACAGTCTACGCCCGCCCGGAAGGGTGCCATTATCTAAATCCAATATGCCTTGGACGTAATAATGGGGATCGTTCTATTCTAAATAAATAGAGCACGATGGTCCGGTGTTTCGAGAAATGAATATTCACATTCCACAGTCTATACAAACTGTGACTGAGTTGAGATTAATTGCGAACGCTATTAAACGTTTCGTAACTCCGACAACAAGTAAAATAGCAATTGTTGCCAAACAAGATACTCTTATGGGTTCTTATGTACAAACATATGATGCAACCAGAATTGACTGGAAAGATGCCATGAATATTTTAATGACAACCAGTATTGGTATCAATAATACTATTCCAAAACACAAAGATTTATCGGGAAAATTTTTGTATTCAGAAATTATTCCGAAGGGCATTAATATTGCCCGATGGAAGGACAATGGTGATTTATTAATGAGAATTCACAATGGACAAATTACAGACGGTGTTTTTGGGAAACCGGAAATAGCATCGATTATCCAAAAAACATGGTTCCAATATGGAAGCAAAGAAACGCAAAATTTCATTGATGATTTGCAAAGAATGATACTACAATTTTTAATGCGATATGGATTCACTATTAGTATTGGTGATACAGTTATGCCACAAAAAGTTCATGATTCTATTAGCAAAATTGTTGAAACAAAAAGAAAGGAAGCTTTGGGTGCTATTACCGAATATGAAAATGATCCATATATTATGACAGCGGAAGCATTTGAGACGACAATGCGTACGACTCTACAGGCTGTGCAAGGTGATATTATTAATACTGTTATGAATAACTTTACCACAACCAATGGTATTTATATTGCGATATCATCCGGTTCATCTGGTGCAGATTTAAATGCTGGTCAAATAATGGGTGCTATTGGTCAAGTTATTGTTGAAGAAAAGAGAATACAAAAGAAATTCAATAATAGAACATTACCAACGTATCACCAGCATGATGATAGCGCATTTGCTAGAGGTTTTTGCCATAATTCATTTATTAGTGGTTTGAATCCAATGGAATTTTTCTTCCAAGTAATGGCTGGACGAGAAGGTATTATAAGCACAGCTATTAAAACAGCCGATAAACCATAAAATCATTGGGCGATTTTATTTGTGTCGGCAACAGGTAGCCGCTTTCAAGGTTGGGAAATTAAACTTGAAAGAAAAAACGGTGTAAATTTCTCCGGGTAACCGTATATAATTACCTAGTCTCATTAATTATCATATAATAAAATTAATGGGGCGACATTTCCAAATTGCAGGAAAGTCCTATTTGAACTCGAATGTACTAACCCTATGTTGAAAAATATAGGGGGCAATGATTAGAACATTGATAAAGTAAAAATCATTCGAGACATGCCCCGAAAGAGGCAATGGGATCACCCGCAGCCAAGGTCCTAAAATCTCAAAAAATGAGATCACCGGACAAGGTTCAGAGACTAGACGGAAGTGGGTTTGGCTTTTTGCCAAGCTTAAGGGATAGTCCACAGCGGAATGAAAGTTTCGCACTTCTATTAAGAAGGTTTTGTTTTGGGAGAAATATAATCCACCTTGTCTTCCATAAAAAGCGCACGCTTTTTTTTATGGAGCAGGTTGAGCTGGAGAATCGCGATGCGATTATCTAAGCTCTTACAAAACAAAAAGTAGCAGTCACCCTAAACCTAAACTATTCATTTACTATTAATGACAAGGTAAATGATGGCATGGTTAAAGACTGTGAACTGACAGGTTACATACAAAGAAAACTAATTAAAATTTTAGAAGATATCAAAGTAGAATATGATGGTACAGTTCGTAATGCGAACGACAAATTGATCCAATGTGTATATGGTGACAATGGTATCAATACTGAAAATCAAATTGAACAAAAAATTAACTTGGTTGCGGCTAATAATGAAACAATTCGCAAAAAATATGTTTATACGAAAGAAGAAATAGCCGAGCTTAGAAAGAAGCACAATATCAACGATAAATATACCGTAGAACTCAATGAAGCATTATACAAAAAATTGGTTGGTATGCGAGATCATATTAGACGAATACAAAAAGCTATTAATGTAAGTGCCGTTGCTATTAGGGAATTATATATGATGCCAGTTGATATAAATCAATTTATTATTAACATTATAAACCGCGATGATAGAAATACCGATGATATTGTTGATCCATATTATGTATTAGCTAGAATTAAAGATATGTATTCGGGTTCATACAATAAAATAATGAAATACAATGACGAAACATCTACTATTAAAAAGAAGGATGAACAACATATTAAATTGTTGTTTAAATTTTATTTGTATGATGTATTATCACCGAAAAAATGCACACACAAGTATAAATTAAGCAAGGCGGAATTCGATGAACTTATTGAATATTTCAGAAAAACTATAATGCTTGCCAAGGTTGAAGGTGGTGAAATGGTTGGATTTATTGGTGCACAAAGTATAGGTGAACCGGTAACACAAACGAATTTGAGATCTTTCCATAAATCTGGTACAGGTAAAACTGTAGCTGGTGGATTAGTTCGTGTTAAAGAACTTTTGAGTGTTACCAAAAATCTTAAAACACCTATCATGAAAATTATATTAGAGGATAAATATAAAAATGATAAAATTATTGCTAATAAAATTGCATCATTCCTCAAATATACTACTCTTATTGATGTAGTAGATACTGGTGAAATATATTATGATCCTGATCCATTTAGTAAATCCAGTATTATGACAAAAGATGGCGTTACCAATATATTCGAAGGTGGACAAGGTAAATCTGGATGCCAAACCGAAATACAGGGTTTACCATGGATTCTACGATTAGTTTTATCAAAGGAGAAAATGATCGAAAGAAATATCACAATGCTCGAAATAAAAACCAGTTTTTGTCATAATTGGGTAATGCGGTATGAGGATAGTAAAGGATCTAAAAAAGAGTACAAAAAGATTATTGAAAAAATATCACAAACAGCTGTTGTAACAAATTTTGATAATAGTGCTGTACCGATTGTACATATTCGGTTTGATGCGAATAATTATAATTTTAATACCTTGACCCAGTTTCTGGATATGGTTATTAATAAATACAAAATTAAAGGTATTAACAATATTACCGAAAGTAATACTATTGTTGAGGAGTCATATATTGATTATGATACCGAAGGTAATATTCTAAATAAAAAACAGTTTGTTGTTATTACAGAAGGAATAAATCTTAACGAAATTGCACAAATCAACGGAATCAACTTAGCAGAAACAATGTGTAATGATATTGTAATGATTTATGAAACATATGGTGTCGAAGCTGCTAGATCTGCCTTTATCAAAGAATTTACTTCCGCTATTGAAAGCACTGGTGGTCTTAGTAATTATCAACATGTTATAATTTTAGCTGATGCAATAACCCATATGGGAGGTTTAATTGCTGTTAACAGACACGGTACAAATAAATTGGATACAGATCCATTCTCGCGAGCATCGTTCGAGAAAACAGTGGAACAACTACTAGCAGCAGCAGCATTTGGCGAGGCAGATCATATTCGAAGTGTCTCAGCTAGAATAATGGTTGGAAGTCTAATTAATGGAGGTACTGGATGTTTCGATTTATTATTGGATCATATCAAAGTAAAGAAAACATTAGTACCCAAAAAAGAAATAGTTGAAACAACACTAGTGAAAAAGAAAACAACTATTGGTGATCTTATTAGAAAAAAGAAAGCCAAACAATCATAAGATAATCATAAGATAATCATAAAATAATTATTAATTAAAAAATTGATAATTATTTGTCATACATAAAAAAAGATTAAATAACCAACTATAAAAATTTTATCAAAATGAGTATTTCAAAAGTTAACCAAAAAATATTTGTCACTAAAGAAAAAAAAACTATTAATATTTATCGTATTAATTTTTATTCTAATAAATTTATTACTATTTCTTTGCCACAAGCTAACTGTGTTGATTTAGTAGATTATATTAATGAACAACATCGAATAAAACCAAAGTCAGAATTAAATGGAATGAAGATAGAACAAAAATTCGAAATATATATATCCGATGATGATAAAAAAAAATTCATACCAATCGTCAAGGATGTTCATAGTATGTTCAAAAAAAATTATCAAATTGATGATCCAGAAATTAATATTGGATACGGAAGATTCAAAAGTGTAGCCAATAATGATTTATATAAAATTAAGATAATGTTTGATAAATTTTCACAATATATTATTAATAAATATGATAAAAATAAATCCGTCAAGATACAAATCAATGGTCTTAGTATATTTAGTGTCGATGATAAATATTATGTTAATATTTTGGCACAAGATATTAAATTTGTCGCGGATAATTATGACCATCTTATTTTTAATCCTGACGAAATGGATAACTACCGAGCACCTATTTGTGAAATTAGTAAATTAAAGCAGAGTTACAAACCATATTTTATGTCTTTCGAAAAAAGTTTCAAAAATAAAAAGGTATCTGTTGATATTTAAAAAAATTGATTTAAAAAATCCTGATCATAAATACTTATTATCAAAATATTTTAATAATGGTGACAGAAATAATTTTAGATACTGAATCAACAAATATTTCTAATGTATGTGTATCCAAATTGATTACATCACCGCCCCAATCAATCGCATTTATAAAGTACAATAAAAAACAATTATTAACTGTTAAAACAGAGCCCATTCGTATTACATCCTACGGTATTCCACAATTGGATAAAAATGGAGCCCATTTTTATCCAATGGACAAACAACGTCACTTCATAAAAATACCATTAGATCCAGACCAAAATTCATGCATAAAATTAAAAAAATTATTGCAAAAAATGGATGAATATTTTGGTTCAAAACAATTCCGAAAAATATTATTTGGAACGAAATATTTTGATAAATATCAGTATCAGTTATCAGTTAGGACTAAACAAGCATATCCCGACTCGGATGATTATGATTCAGATGATGATGATTCGCCGCCTTCCAAAAACAAAAAAATATATCCTGATTATTGCAAAGTCGTATTTATGGGCGATAGAAATCAGATGAACATTTCTACAATTCTTACCAGATATAACAAAAATATACCAGTTAGAACAGTCACGGATATGGAACAATATGTAAAATGGGGATCAACCTATACATTTTGTATACATATATATAAAATTTGGGCTAATACGTCTCCAGTTCATGGTGCTACCAAGAAATTATATGGTTTAGGATTAAAAATGAAAGAAATTATTATCAGCCAGCCTTATATTCATTTTAGTCATTATATACCGGAATGTGACTTGGTTGGAATTAAACGTGTTTATAAAACATATATGGATGAGAAAAAAAATTCCATACAAAAATATTTAGAGATTGAAATTTAATTATATCAAACAATTGTTCAATGTGATTAAATTTAGAGCATTATTTCCAAATCAGGATATTTTTGCTTAACATCAGTTACCACGAATGATAGGCCCATGGCCATAATCCAAATTGGAATTTGATTTTGTGGGTTATCTGCCGCTTGAATCAATCTTTCCCATTCGGTAACAATATATTCTTGGAGTGCAAATATGGAATCATCATCATTTTTACTTTTACTAGCGGGCATTTTACCTTTACCTTTCCATATCATTTCTTTTTTCTGGAAAATTTTGAATCCGTGTAAGTTTGCATTAATAGTTTTAATGTTATTAGATACTAATTTTTCTGTTTCCTTAATAATTTTGTATAGTTTGGTTTTGTCATCAATTGATAATAACCAATTTTCTTCAAAATAAATGCTATGAATATGAAATTGTTTAAATAATTTTGTTAAACGATTTTTTAGTTTAAATTCAGAAGATAAATTGGATTCGTCTTCTTTAAACAAACCAATTTTAGTTTGATACAAATTAATTAACTCTTTTGCTCGTTCGATATCTTTGTCTGGAATTTGTTCCATCGTAATAGGATGGATAAAATTATTATCATTAATCATATTATATATGGTAAAAACTGTCAAACAACGAATTTTATCTTTTAAATCCACATATGAGAATAAATAATATTTGTTAACCAATGCTGGTACCTTAATACCATCTTTAATGGTCCATATTTCATCGAATGTGATTGGATCTTGTTGATCTTCAGAAACTGTTATATTTTGGAATACCGGACCAATGAGATCAGAAATTTTATCGCAATACTCATCATCATTTACCAATATCAGTAGTTTAATTTCTAAATCATCTTCGTTTTCTTTATAAGAATTTTCAATAGTACTAACTTTTTGTTCAAACATTGTTTTGGTGGCGCAAGAACGTTTAACTGGTGTTACTTGTTTAGTAACTGGTTGTTTTGATTTATCGGATTCGGATAAACACATTTTCCGAATAATAGAATTTGTTACAATTTTGGTTGGTTTCAATATTTGTTCATCCCGCTCAATTATATCATCGTCAATCAAATTAAAATCAACAATATTTTTTTGCGATAAATGTATTGAACAATATTTTTCTCCGTTCTTGGTTAGCATTAAACATCTAAGATGTGATTCCTCTGGACTCCGAATCGCGGCACACTTTTTTCTTTTGGTTTTATTTTTGGATTTATCATTGGCCGTAATCGAAATATTATCCGCAATTGGTTTTTTTTTTACAGCCGATACTTTATATCCTCCTGTCCCTGTTGCTTTAACAGGTGCTTTTTTTACATTCCCTGCTTTTACAGCCGGTTTTTTTGCAGCTGGTTTTTTTGCAGCCATTTTAGAAATCGAACTTTTGTAAAGACCGGACATTTATATCTCTTTTATAAAGTTGATATTTATATATGGCATATATAACAGAGTTATTTAAAAAATCAATTTTTTAAAAAAAATGGATAATCCTATTATTTATTACAGCATTATTACGGCATATTACGATATATATAATTTATTTGATCAAATATAAGATAAATTATATATAACCACATAAAGGTTTTATTTGTAAAAAAAATTGAAAAAATAAATGTATATTTAAAAAGCTGGTAATATTTCAACTTATCAAAATAATTAAATGGGAAAATCTGATAAAGCTTCTACAAAATCCGGTAAAGCTTCTGCAAAATCCGATACTAATAGTGACGAGGCATCAACATCAGCATCTAATTCTAAATCAAATACTGTAACACCAGTATATAGGTATAAGGAAATTAAATTTTCCGAGGTTGAGGTTTCAGAACTCAAGGAACAAGGAAGTCAACCGTTAGCCTATATTAATTATAATGATGCATTAAGAAAAGCGACAACTAAATTACTTGTCCAAAGTGATAAAATTAAATTATCATCTCATGGTATTCCGTCATTGGATAAACCAGGATCCCAAAATAAATTTTATCCTGATGATAGTAAACGAGAATTTATAAAAATTCCATTGGATCCAAAACAGGATACTGCTATGGAATTGAGAGCACATTTGGAAGCGGCTGATGAATGGGCTGGTTCGGATGAAATGAGAAAAAAACTTTTTGGAAAAAGAGCGAACAGATATCAATATCAACAATGCATTAAAACACCACAAAAACAGAACAATACTTTTGAAGATGATGATGATAATGATGATGATGATGATAAATCAAAAGGGAAAAAAGGAAAGAAAGGAAATGATAAATCTAAAAAGGGTAAAAATGATGATGAGAAAAAGGGCGATGAGAAAAAGGAATATCCTATTATTGATTATGTCAAAATGAAATTCAATGTTGTTCCAGATGGTAAAGATGGTAAAGACCGTCTCAACAAAACAAAACTCAAAAGAATTGATGGTAAAACAAAAACATTGGTACAAGCCAATTCAATTGCTGAGATTGCCGATGAAATTAAATTTCATTCGGAAATTAAATTCATTTTTTATTACAATAAAATTTGGGCAAATAAAACTCCAGCACCCGGTGCAAGCAAATGTACTTATGGTCTTGGTTTCAAAATTATGGCAATTGAATATACTCCAAGCTTGGGCAAAAGTTTAGATTCCGCAAATATTGACTTTTTATCAGAAGAAGAAGATGAAGATGAATCAACACAAAAAACAAAAAATATGTCCAAAAATAAAAAAGCAGCAAAAATGGATGACGATGATAATGAAGAAGAGGAAGAAGAAGACGTACCAAAGAAAAATGTAAAAGGTAAAGGTAAACCTTCTAAGAAAGATGATGATGAAGAAGAGGAAGAAGATGTACCAAAGAAAAATGTAAAAGGTAAAGGTAAACCTTCTAAGAAAGATGATGATGAAGAAGAGGAAGAAGATGTACCAAAGAAAAATGTAAAAGGTAAAGGCAAACCTTCCAAGAAAGACGAAGAAGAAGAAGATGATGTACCAAAGAAAAATGCAAAGGGTAAAGGTAAACCTTCTAAGAAAGATGATGATGATGATGAAGAGGAAGATGTACCAAAGAAAAATTCAAAGGGTAAAGGTAAACCTTCTAAGAAAGATGATGATGAGGAAGAAGAAGAGGAAGAAGAAGATGTACCAAAGAAAAATGTAAAGGGCAAAGGCAAACCTTCCAAGAAAGACGATGACGAAGAAGAAGATGAGGATGATATTCCTATTAAAAAGGCATCCGCAAAAAAAGGTAATGATAAAAAATCAAAAAAAGCAACTGAGGAAGATGAGGAAGAAGAAGAAGATGAAGAAATCAAACCAAAGAGAAAACCAAAAGGTAAATCTACATCGAGATCTAAATAATCACCTATAAATTAGTTATAAATATATGCAATTAAAAATTTAATTACATATAATTTTTTCTACGTTTGGAAGAGTTAAAAGATTTATATAGCTTAAGTATGATATAATGGCAGCAACAAAACAAGTTATCAAAGCATTAAAAATATCCGATATAACAATGGATGATATTATTATTGGTAATAAAAAGACAAATAAAACTGTTCGTATATTTTATAAAGAAAATTCATTAATTTTCCAAACACCATTTTTAGAGGTCACAAGTGGTCTTAAAAAAACATCATACCCAAGTATTTATCAACTTAATACATTATTTAAGGGTGATAGTAAACAAAAAATACATAATTGGTACCAATTTATTGAAAATTTAGAAACACAAATTTCAAATCTAGTCATTAATAATGATTCCAAATGGTTTTCTCAAAAAAATGTAGTATTTAAATCCTTGATTAGGGAACTAGATTCGGAAAAAGGAATATTTTTTGTTAAATGGGCAATTGATTTGAAAAACAATATTTTTGTTGATGAATATAAAAAACCATTTAATCCAACCAATTTAAAAGAAAATGATTCAATTAAACTAATCGTTGAAATATCCGATTTATGGATACATGAAAATCAATGTGGTTTAGCGGTTATTGTTCAGAAAGTGCTTGTCAAACCATATGTCGAAAAAATACAAAGCGAATATATATTTGATGAAACCGATTCTGAAAATTCTGATGACTACAAAGAAAATAAAATTATTTCATTATTAGCAACAGAAAATAAAACGAGACCAGTAGTAAAGTCCACAGCAGAGCTGATGAACTTAACCTGCTCCTTTGGAGACAAGGTAAAATCAAATAATAGTGCCAATAAACCACAAAATAATATGACTTACACGAATGATAACACAATACCAAATGACAATATGAATAAACAAGAAAATAGTACAAAAAATCCATTAAGCAAAAATCCATTAAGCAAAAATCAGAATCAAAATTTAAATCAAGATTCTAGACACCACCATAATCAAGAAAAAATAAAAAATGTGCCATCAAAATCACAATTTTCTAACAAACAAAAAGCAGATCCATTTAGAACAAAATATGGAACATCATTACGAGAAGTTTTTTCGGATATGTCGGATGATGATAATGACATAAATTTAGAGGAAGAAATAACTAACAACAAAAATAATAACATGATTAAAAATTTTGTTGATCAATATAATCCATCATCCGAAGAAATGGCTGAAATAAGTGTTGATGATTTAGAATCTGATTAGGCTATAAAATTTATTCAAAATCCAGTTTAATTGGAATATTAGATTTTTTAATGCCATGATCATAAACAGATTTTGATAATTGTTGCCTTTTATTTCGCGTATCAGAATCAGATTTACTAGTGGAAGATTTTTTGAAAGGACTAATATGTAAACTATTAATTTTGTCGGACGAGCATATAACCGGATCAGGATCATCATTTCTAGTATCGACTATTTCGTCCGATATCGATTCCACTGCTTCCTTTAATGCTATTATTTTTTTCTCCTTATTTTTCCTTGATGTTTCTTTCATATCTTCTTCTATTTCTTTTAAATGCATTTGTACATATCTAATAATTTTATTTCTTATGGCCCATTGGAAAAAATTAAGTTGTCCAATGGAAGAAACAAAATTTATGTCTTTTCCAATATTTTTATTTTTGTAACAGTATATAACTTTTTTCTTTCTGCAAAATGGATCAAAATATTGTTTTGAATATCCATTTAATTGATTTTTATATTCGATATTAACATTAAATATACCATCTTTACCATTTATTTTAATTTTATAAACTGTATTATTTTTTTTGGAATAATTGGCGACAAACCAATCTAATACTCTAATAGAAATTTCCGACTCACCATTTATTATTTTTAACATTGCTTCAACATATTTGCGATCTGTGGAAAAAAATTTCCTATTTTTTTCTAGTATATCCTTTTCTTTTGATGTAAATTTTTCGTTATTTGTTAGTTTAAAATCTTCTGATCTATTATTTTCCATATGCTATAATAATAATCAAAGTATCAGAATTTTATATTGGTCATGCATTACCGATCTATAATTGGAAAAATATTTTATTTTTTTAAATAAAATATTTTATATTATACTTTTTAAACGCATTAATTTTTTGGGATTATTGATTATTATTGACTATTTATTCCAAAAAAAATATATATAGTTAAAATATTTTGGTAAATTATTTTTTAAGAGCAAAATGCACTTAAAAAAATGTTACTATTTTAAATAATACACCATGTCAAAAAATATGAAAAGCAAAGCGATTGGTTCCAAAACCAGTAAAAAAATTATAAAAAAGAAGACAAGCAACACCAAAAAAAAGACTAATACAAAAAAAATAAAAGAGGACGATCATGATTTCGAAACAAAAATAGAAGAAATGATGCAAACTTTACGAAATAATTATGCACAACAAAAAAAATTATCAAAGGATTTAAAAGAATTAATAAGTATGCACAAAAAAGAAATCAAATTAACGAAAAAATCAGGAAATAGAAGTAATTCAGGTAAACATAGTGGTTTTAATAAACCAGAACCAGTACCTCCACCACTAAAAAAATTATTAAAGATTGAAGATGATATGTTACCTAGATCAAAAATGACACCATTAATGTATCAATATTTTAAAGATAATAAAATGTACAATACTAAAACCAAAAGGGAAATAATACCAAACGAAAAAATCAAAAAAACATTTGGTATGAAAGATGGCGATGTTATTAATTTTTTTAATTTGCAAACATGGCTCAAAAAAATTTATGATGAAAATTCCGGTTCGGCCAATGTTTTACAATGGGATTAATTTATGTAAATAAAATTATTGTAATAATCGTATCATATATCATATCACATATCACGTTTTGAGAGAGCCAATAATAATTATCTTGATGATTCATCTGGAAGACTATATTTTAAAATCTGAATTGATTCATTCGCATTTTTTACCATTAATCTTATTTTATTGTAATCATTTTTATTAAGATTTATACCTATTTTTGTAAGATGGTCAATTATTGTTCCTAATGAAAATGGCGCAATATCACAATTCCAAAATTTTTTACTGTATTTTTCATCCGAAACCAAAAATGAATTTCTAACAAGTTGATAGTGTTCCAAGTGTTTAGCAATATTGGGATCAGTATCGGCATAAAATGTAATAAAAGATTCCAATGAAGGATTAGGTAAATATTTAAAAATATTGTACAATTCCATTGGTTTAATTTTGGGTAAATATGAGGTATAATAATCAGAACCCAAAAGTATACATAAATCAATAAATTGTTCATATTTCAGATCTAATGATTGTAATATTTCTGGTAATAAGAATTGTAAAACACCGGTGCTACTTATTTGGATAACATTACCGCATCCTTTTGGTAACATATCCATATCATCAGACTGACATGCCTGAATAATTTGTTCTTTATACAAAAATGCCATTAAATCATCCGCTTCTCGAGTGGCTGTTACATACGGTATTTTTAACAAATCAAAAAAATTTTTAAGATTACGAATATCATCATAATCGGTACTAATGCTCTTTTTTGTAAGTCGAACAAATTCTTTGTATTCATTAGATGAGTCTACATTGTCATACAATAAATAATTTGATATATTTTTTTGGGTTTCTTTTATTGTGCTAGAATGAAATAAGTCAGTATTTGAAATCTTATTCCAAAATTCATTTTTTTCAATATTAGTATTCTTGGCGGAACTATCCTGATGCATATTACAATATGTCGCATTAACCCGTTCAACCAATTCGTCTAATGATAATTCTGTGATAAATGAAGGTTTATTTTCGCCAGGAAACAAAAAATTCTCAATTTTGTCGCGTATTTTTTGTTTTTTATTTTGTCTATTTGTAATTGTTTTTCTTTTCTGTTCAGGAGCACATCCATCAAATATGTATATTGGTATCATTCCAGAGGACAATGATAACATTATTTGTCTCAAAAATCCGTATTCTATTTTTCTGAATACTCTTTTGTATCTGGCAGCATATAATGAGGCATCAATTCCTACAAAATATGGTTTGTTTTCGATAGATTGTTTTATTTGCATTTGCCTTGCTGGATTATTGATACGATTAGTGTAAACAGTATTTCGGTATAATCTTTTTTTTTCTGATTTTAAAAAATCGCTCACTGACCCAAAATGGCAAACACCCGATTTTTCGCAAATATTATTTAAAAGAGTCCGTAAATGTTTAATTCCCATCGTTGCCAATAATAAAAGAGCGAATATAATAGGATTCAAATATACTAATAAAACAGTTATCTGATCAAAAATCAATTTTTTATTTGATTTTTGATTAGGCCTCCAATTAAGCTAAGTTTCGCGTATTGAACAAATATTTATATTCGTTGCCATAAAATTTTGATGATTGATTGATATTAATTTAAAAAGATCCATATCAGAAATTATTCCGTCACGTAATTCAAAAATATTTTTTAATATTGTTTCGATTATATTAGATGGCGAATATTTATATTCAATAAAATTAATTAATATATCATTTGGTATATCTCTTTTAAGAATACTTTGATATATTTTTGCAAATTGGTATTTATTGCATAATTTCATTTCTAATAAATAATTGATACGCCCTTGTCGTTTGAAAGCGGGATCTATTTTATCAATGTAATTTGTTGTGAAAAAAATAATACTATCTTCGGTACTACGCATACCATCTAGTATTTCAAGAAAATCTGATAGTTCTAGGTTGTCATTTTTTAAAACATTTATTTGTGATTCATTTTTGATTTTATCATCAATCGATTTATTTTTGATTTTATCCATTGATTTACTTTGTTTTTTTCGTGTCTTGATACGTTCAATTAAACAATCAAGTTCTTCAAAAACAATTACAGCATTTTTATGTTTGTGGATTAAATATTGTAACTGTTTTACATTATTAATTTCTTTTAAATTAGATAAAACAATATCTCTTTTGAGTTCATTCGCAATTACTTTCGCTAGTGTACTTTTTCCAGTACCGGGTTCACCATATACCAAAAATGTATTTTTAAAAAGAATACCTAATTTTTTGTACTCGTCTTTTAGTTCATCATATTTAGACACAAAATTTTTTATTTCTTTTTCAATATCCTCTTGTAAAAAGATATTATCCATGGTCCTATCTATTTTTATTGCTGTACATCTGGGCAAATCCATCATGGAACTATCATGGATATAAACATCGTGTGGCTTAAAATTTTCAAACATTTTGTTTACTCGCGTGACAGTTTCATCATAAGAATAATTAGATGAACATTCGATAACATATTCGCATAAATTTTTATTACTGGAACAAGCTTGTTTTTCCTTAATATCTGTATAACAATAATAATGCACACCATCATAATCAAATTCAACACCATCCTTATCAATAACATAAACATTATCATTTGGGTCGTTTTCGCGATAATGTTGAACTAATAAAGATTTATCATTAATATATTTGTATGCAATTTGTGGTAATTTTGATGATGCAATTGCTGGTTCGATTCTTTTAATTGTTGTTTTATAAAAAGATAGACGCGGAAAATATCTTTTAATTTTGAGCGCGTAATATTTTCTTACTATTTTATAAACAAAAAGACACATTCTTTCCCAGTTTAATAACAAAAAAATTTTAAGTACGAATAATAATTTATTTTTTGTTGGCATTTTCATTAAATATTCTTTTAGGCGCACAATAAAATATTCTGAATAGTTAAAAACATTACCCAAATTAGTTGGTATGGTTAAATTTTGTATTGGTTCAACTAATGACGGATTATTATTTCCTATCATTTTTGGATCAGTATAAATCAAATTGATATTTTGACTTTAAACCAACCAAGATGTAATATAATTGACTGCATATGCCAAATACGGGTGATTTTCAGTAATTTTTTTTACGGCAAACTTAGTAGCGTATGCGCAAATATTATCCGCTAATTTTTTATTAGCAGCATCCATATCGTTTGATTCAATTTCCTTCTTGTAATCATTTGGGTTAAACAATCCAAATATTTCTTGTTTTTCCTCTTCAGACAAATCATATTTTTCGCATATTTCAATAATCAGCTCCTGATAATACATAAATATTTCTTTAATTGCATTACTATTTTCTATTTCATCAAAACTATCATAACGTATTCTTTTTTCTTTGTCAGATAATGTTTCATAAGCAATACAAACTTTTCTAAACATTTCCGGAGCTTTCGGATCTTTATTTTTGTCAGGATGATATTTTAATACCATTTTTTTGTAGGAATTTTTTATTTCTTCTTGTGATGCATTTTTTTCAATACAAAGTATTTTATAGAAATCAGATGTATCCATATCAATTATAATATTTTATTTGTATTCATTATTTAAATAAACATGAATAATTTTCATATTTTTTAAAGGTGCGGCAACCCTGAAATTATTGGAATTTTTAATTAGTTGTGAAAATAATCATATTAGTATAATAGATTATTTAATGAATAAAATTACTAATCAGTGCAATTGATTTTTAGAGAAAGGTTGTCGAGTTTCGCCGAAATAGTTATAAAAAATACCATGTGAAAAAGTATAATAAATGTACCAGAATTTGGCCAATCAAAACCCGATATTAAATCAATTTAATGGATACATGGTGCAAAATCCTTGTACTATTCCATTCCAGGGTAATCAGTTGATTAGCGGTAATGTTCATGTTATGAATAATTTAAATGATTATATACAACAACATCGCGAGGTACAACAAAAAATGCCAATCTATCAACAATTACAAAATAACCAAATTAACCAAATCAATCAAATCAATCAAATGGGCCAAACAAAACAACTAATGCAAATGAATGATATGAGTACAAAAAATAATAAACAAAATCATAATACCAGATTACGAAATGATAATATTATTGAACAAATACTCAAACCACAAATAATCACAAAAAATAATAATAAAGACGTGGGTCCAAATTTTGAGGTTCGCGAAAATATTCAAAAACAGGTAGAAGATGGTATATTTAATATTAAAATTACCAATGCCCCTTACAAAAATATTATTAAAGACAGAATTATTGTTAAAAATGTTGAGGATATTGTAGAAAATGATTTGCTCGTTCATAAATCTATTAGAGGTAAAGATGATAGACGTGATAAATTTGATAAAAGATTATCCAAAAAAGAAAAAGAAAAGGAGGAAATAAATGAAGAAATTGAAATTGAATTTCACATTGATAATTATGATACACACAAAAAAAAATATGATTACAAAGAAACATTCATTCGGAATTTAGCGTTTGAAGAAAATACTTTTGATGAAAGCAAAGAGGATTATATTGATTTTTACAGACAAAAACAAAAGGAAGCAGAAGAGGGTATTAAATTATGTGATCAAATTTATCAAAATATAAAAGACGAGGGTATTATTAGTAAAGACGAGTTACCCGCCAATGGATTCGAAACAGAAAATACCGAAATTGATCTAAAATCGATAGTTAATAATATTTTAATGGATGATGATTCTAGTAATAAACCAACAAAAAAAACAGAGCCAAAACAAAATCCCATGACAAAGAAAAAAATTAATATCGATACCATTATTGATGTTACAAACCAATTACCAAAAACAATAAATAAAAACATACCGAAATCATCCATGAAAAATTCCAATAAAAATGTTCCTAAATCTTCAAAAACACCTATTAAATCGATTACGTCATCACAAAAATCAAAACTAAATAGTAAATCAAAAATGAATATTGGACAAATAAGTAAAGCTAAACGTGTGAGTGCGCATAAAATTATTAAAGTTTAATAATTTTTATGACAATATTTTGTTGTATTGTTTAAAAAAATATGTATTTACATACTTTTTAAAGGTGCGGATATTAAACAAAGACGCGCTGTTTTTTTATAAAAGTTTTTGTTGAAAATGGTGTCAATATTAATTCCATAAAAAATAATATCAATGAAGACCAGACCCGTTGAAAAAATTGATTAATTATTTATTTAGCATATTCGCTAATTACTTGTTTGATTTATTTAAATTAAAATAAATAATTATTCTTGTAATGAATTCCCATAAATTATATTTTAAAGTAACTAACGGAAAAGAAAATCATCATGGATTCCAATATAATGATGGTTTGAATATACTAAAAGACAAATTTAACGATAATCCGAAAGCTTCATGTGTTGCTGGCGGTCTTTATTTTACAGATATTGAACATATTTTTGAATTTTTAGAATATGGTATTTATTTAAGAGAAGTTATGTTACCAACGGATGATCCTGATTTTAAAATGGTTCAAGATGAAAATAATAAATGGAGGGCTAATAAAATAATATTAGGAAAAAGATATAATTTGAATGATGTTTCTACATTTGAATTTTTAATTTCCAATGGAGCTGATATTCATGCTGAAAATGAATATGCTATTAGATGGGCATCAATAAATGGGCACTTTGAAGTTGTAAAATATTTGGTTTCCAATGGAGCTGATATTCATGCTAAAAATGAATATGCTATTAGATGGGCATCAAGAAATGGGCACTTTGAAGTTGTACAATATTTGATTTCCAAGGGTGCTGGTGTTCATGCTGAAAATGGTTATGCTATTGGATGGGCATCGGGGAATGGGCATTTAGAAGTTGTTCAATATTTGATTTCCAATGGAGCTGATATTCATGCTAAAAATGAATATGCTATTAAATGGGCATCAATAAATGGGCATTTAGAAGTTGTGCAATTTTTGATTTCCAAGGGTGCTGAAAATAATTGTGCTATTGGATATGCATCACAAAATGGGCATTTAGAAGTTGTGCAATTTTTGATTTCCAAGGGAGCTAATATTCATGCTGAAAATGATTGTGCTATTAGATACGCATCACAAAATGGGTATTTAGAAGTTGTGCAATTTTTGATTTCCAAGGGTGCTAATATTCATGCTGAAAATGATTGCGCTATTAGATGGGCATCACAAAATGGGTATTTAGAAGTTGTGCAATTTTTGATTTCCAAGGGAGCTAATATTCATACTTAAAATGGTGCTGATATCTGGTGGGCATTAATAAATGGGCACATTGATGTTATAAAAGTTTTTGTCGAAAATGGTGCCAATATTTAATTCCAAAAAAAAAAAAATAACATAAACGAATATCCATTGGAAAAATTGATTAATTATTTATCTAGCATATTCGCTAATCATTTATTTGATTTATTTAAATTAAATAAATAATTATTCTTGAAATGAATTCCCATAAATTATATTTTAAAGTAACCAACGGAAAAGAAAATCATAATGGGTTCCAATATAATGATGGTTTGAATATACTAAAAGGTAAATTTAATGGTGATCCAAAAGCTTCATGTGTTGCTGGCGGTCTTTATTTTACAGATATTAAACATATTTTTGAATTTTTAGAATATGGTATTTATTTAAGAGAAGTTATGTTACCAACGGATGATCCTGATTTTAAAATTGTACGAGATGAAAATAATAAATGGAGGGCTAATAAAATAATATTAGGAAAAAGATATAATTTGAATGATGTTTCTACATTTGAATTTTTAATTTCCAATGGGCACTTTGAAGTTGTAAAATATTTGGTTTCCAAGGGTGCTAATATTCATGCTGAAAATGATTGCGCTATTAGATGGGCATCACAAAATGGGTATTTAGAAGTTGTGCAATTTTTGATTTCTAAGGGTGCTGATGTTCATGCTGAAAATGATTATGCTATTAGATGGGCGTCGGGGAATGGGCATTTAGAAGTTGTGCAATTTTTGATTTCCAAGGGAGCTAATATTCATGCTGAAAATGATTGTGCTATTAGATACGCATCACAAAATGGGCATTTAGAAGTTGTGCAATTTTTGATTTCCAAGGGTGCTGATGTTCATGCTGAAAATGATTATGCTATTAAATGGGCGTCGGGGAATGGGCATTTATTTAGCATAATCGCTAATTATTTATTTGATTTATTCAAATTAAATAGATAATTATTCTTTGGGACGAATTCTCGTAAATTATATTTCAAAATAACTGGCAAAAAAATGACGCTTTGTAAATTAATAATGAACCATTATAGATTTGTACTGATTTAACAAGGATACTTATTAAAACCACATTCATTCATGTTAAACGATATGGTATGACCAAAATTTTGTGGTTCGTTATATTTTAAATTACTAGCTCGTTTCACATAAACAATTGTAATTGCTATATAATTATTCATAATTATATCGAATTAATAATATTATTGGTTCGATATTTTTATTTCGGTAATCCGTTATTGGTAAAATTTATCTCTAATCTATAGATATAAAAATGAATCGTACTATTCGGCGTTTACCCCGTAATACAGATTTATATATTCCATCCAATATTCCATCAACTTGTAATGTAGAAACGGAAGGATATTTAATAAGACGAATTCCCAAAAATTCTAAATGTAAAACAAGTTTTGTTGCCAATCCTACTTTGGCGCAACGTGTTTCGTGTTTGGAAGGAGAAGTGGCTGATATTAATGTAGCATTAGCCGAACACATCGAGGAACTCAATAATCATGAAAACAGAATAAACAAAATAGAAAAATCCTCCAATAACACTATTGGATGTCAAACCCCTTTTCCTTGCGCTGATCCTTTTTCACAATATCCAGGATTAAATCCATGTGTAGGAGGAGGATATTATCCATACGGAGGATACTATAATAACTATTCTAGTGTTTATGGTGGTGTGTCTCCTTGTGGACCCTCTCCTTGTGGACCCTCTCCTTGTGGACCCTCTCCTTGTGGACCCTCTCCTTGTGGACCCTCTCCTTGTGGACCATATGGAGCTGTATGTGATCCATGTGGACCTATTGGAGGACCAATCGGAGGACCAATCGGAGGACCTATTGGAGGACCAATCGGAGGCCCATGTGGAGGTCCTTGTGGAGGGCCAATTGGAGGCCCTTGTGGTAGCCCTATTGGCGGTCCATGTGGAGGCCCTTGCGATGGCCCATTCCAAGGTGGCCCACGTAATTTTACAGGAGGTTATCCTGGTAGTTCATGTGGCCCGGGAGGTTATCCTGGTGGTTCATGTGGTCAATCATGTGATTTTAATCAGGGTCCATATTCATACAATTTTTGTAAAAAATGCAAACAGGGAAAACCATGTAAAAAACATCGTGGAAAAAATAAAAAATGCAATAACAATTCATCAGATATAAATACTGATACATGTTGCGATACAAGTGATTGTTCAAGCGATTCATCAAGTTGCAGTGAAAGTTCATCTAGTGAATCTTGCAAAAAAAAAAAAAACGTCATGTAAAAAAAAACAGAAATGCTGCGATAATTAATTGTTCACTAAAAGATCTTATACCAATCATAAATAATAATTGTTGTATTGAACCAAAAAATAATTGCTGTATCGAACCAAAAAATAATTGTGTTGAACAAATCCAAATTAATATGTGTCCAGACAATAAATCGGAAATCCCTTGTTTGAAAGAAGAAATATGTTGTCCAAAAGAAGAAATATGTTGTCCAAAAGAAGAAATATGTTGTCCAAAAGAAGAAATTAAAATAAATTTGTGTCCATGCAATAATGAACCATGTTGTAATGATATGACATACAATAATGATAATATTTTCCAATACACATCCAATTTTGCTACACATTATGATAATAATAATAATAATGATACCAGTGTAGAATATTCATTAAAGCCTTGTTTGACATGTGGTAATAATACAAAACAAAAAAATTCGGATTTTCCAGAACTAATTGATCTTAATTTTGATGACAATAATACAAAACAACAAAATTTGAATTTTCCAGAATTACTTGATCTTAATTATGGCGAATATAATACAAATGGATGTAATAGTGAATATAATTGTAATGAAAATTCTTTTTTAAATAATACAAATTATTCGGAAAACTGTTCGGAAAACTGTTCGGAAAACTGCTCGGAAAACTGCTCGGAAAATTGTATAGAAAACTGTTCAGAAAAAAACTGCCCAGGAAATTGTTCAGAAAATCTTGAAGAATATCTATTTGATTTAGATGGTGAACCGTATAATTTGCATTTATACGGTGAATATTCTTGTAATATGCATTTAATGAATGATGAAAATTATAATAATAATTTGGAATTAAATAATAATTTGGAATTAAATAATATTACCAATGAAAGCGATACTGAATTATTAGTTTTAGAAAAATATTGCGGTAATGTATCTTGCACCGAACTTTGTTGTGATGATGATGATGTGATACTTTGTGCTGAATCTTGTATTAATGATAATAATATGATACTTTGTGCTGAACCTTGTATTGAACCTTGTATCGAACCTTGCATCGGACCTTGCATCGGTCAACAATTTGATAACTGTCAAGATAATATTATTAAAACAACCAATACTGTTAACACGGTCATTGGAGAAATAATTCCAGTAACCGATATCACACTAATTAACCAACCATGTGGTGCAATTAATAATAATTCCAAAGTATCGTGGGCCACTAGAATTGCTGGAATGAATTTGGATGTTGGTACTAGTATAACGACAGATAATGACGGTAATGTCATTATAGCGGGATTTTTTGTCTCAAATAATCCGGACCAAATATTAACTGCGTATAATTCAAATGGTATTGGTGGACATACTATTAATTCGTCTGGACTTGTTGATGCAATTATTGCCAAGTATGATCCATGCGGAAATGTTATTTGGATTACAAAAATAGTTGGGACAATGAAAATAATTAGTATTGCATTAGGAATTACCGTAGATAAAAATAATGATATTATCGTGACTGGACCGTATGATTCAGAAAGTTGTAATGTTTATAATTCTGATGGACAAGTTGCCGCAATTTTACCCACACCAACACCCGGATCGACAGCATCATTTATTGTAAAATATGATGGATGCGGAAATGTTATTTGGACAAATGCAATTATTGCTGATAATTTAGTAATTTCTACAGCAATTGCTTCAGATGTAATTGGAAATATAGTAATTACTGGATACTATAATGCATCAAGTGTAAACTTTTTGAATCCGGATGGCACTGATTGCGCGACACTCCCACAGAGTATAGCGGATGATATATTTATTGTAAAATATAATTGCGCGGGTATTATTCATTGGGTTACTAAAATGGGTGATGTGCTACCGGCACCAACTGATATCGGTTCTGATCATGGCTTGGGTATTGCTGTGTCCCCTGATGGAAGCATTGTTGTTACTGGATTTTATAATGCCAATCCCCTTATTATATATGATGCTCCGAATGGAAGTATCGCTTCAGGCTTATCATTAACCAATAGTAGTGGAAATACCGTAACATCTGATGCATTTATTGTTAAATATTCTATACTCGGTACAGCAATTTGGGCAACAAAAATAGCGGGTATTTGTGCATTGTCGCCAAATGCGCAGGTTGAACAAGGCTTTAGCCGATGTTCTACTGATATTGGAACATCAATCAGTGTTGATAATTTAAGTAATATTGTGGTAACTGGTTCATATACTTCACAACTGTTAACTATCTATAATGCCCCTAATGGATCATTATCTTCGGGATTACAACTTAATAATAGTGGACAGACAGACGGTTTTATTGTAAAATACGATTGCAATGGAATTGGTCTATGGGCAACCAGATTTGCTGGCATTTCATCCGAAACAGGTAACAGTATCGTAACAGATACTTGTGGTAATATTTTGGTTACCGGATTATATAAATCGAATCCATTTATTATATATAATTCAGATGATACTGCTGGACCATCTTTGGTTAATAGTGGATCAATAGATGCGTTTATTATTAAATATAATCCATTTGGTAGAGTATTGTGGGCTGCTAAACAATCGGGTAATGGTATAGACATTGGTTTTGGTATTACCACTGATATTAAAAATAATATTTTTGTAACCGGATTATACAGTTCTTCACCACTAGATATTTATAATTCGAATGGGTGTATTGAAGCATCACTAGTTCATTCCGGTATATCCGATGCTTACATTATAAAATATATAGATTTTGGACAAAATTTAATATTACAACCATCATTATGTGAATCTAAAACAAAAGATATTATTCTTAACCAATATAATGGTATTAATACATTGATACTTTCCCAACCAAGATTATTATTTGATCAAAATGGAAAGGAAATCAAAGAAATTTTATTTAATGATCCATGCGCAAAATTAAAATTATTCTGGTGTAATAATATGTGGACTATTAAATGTTGATTATAAAAGTATGAATATGGTCTAATTATTAATTTAAATTTTATTTTGAATTAATAATTAATATGAGTATTGCTAATCGTCATCCCTTTGTTAGAAATCTAATTAAAAATACAAATATTTTAGCAACAGATAGCATTTATAAATCATCACCTCAAAAAAAATGGGTTGTCATATTTTTAAAAACAAATTTTAATAACCACACAAATGAAATTGAAAAATTTTTTTATGAATATACCGCAAAAAATCTTCGAAACAAAATTTTAATAGAACAAATATATATTTATGCTTACGAAAATCCCAATAACAAAGTTTTTTTTGAAAATGCAATTAAACAAAATATAAATCTTGTCGAAATTTCAGCCAGTGCCAATATAAATTTTGTAAAATTATCCATTGTCAAAAAATTTATGGATAGTCATGCTAATATTATTTTTTTTGAAAATGGTTGTGGATATATTGAAAATAATGATATATCCAAAATAGAATCAATTGAAAATATTTATACTAATTTTGTACCGGTGCATAGTTTAAGCGGTAAATATGCGTTGATAGCACAAAATTTTGAATTGGATAAAATTATCAATTCAAATATTTTAGTAATTCCATACTCAGTATTTAACCATAATTTTATTGATAACTGTATATCAATAGCAAATAATTTAAAAACAGATGATGAAACATTTGCGACAAATATATCGTTATCAATTACTAATATGAGGTGCGGTAATGCTAGAAATAAAATTTCCGAGCATAACCTGCCGCTAAGGGGACAGGGTAATGCTAGAAATAAAATTTCCGAGCATAACCTGCCGCTAAGGGGACAAGGTAATGCTAGAAATAAAATTTCCGAGCATAACCTGCCGCTAAGGGGACAAGGTGATCCCGTAAAAAATCTTCAATCAAAAGAATTTGGAAAAAATATGGTTTCATTTCATAATAATAAATTGGTTTTAATATTTTTAGCGGAGATATATGCTGGAAAAAATTTAATAAATAACAGAATTGATGAAATAATTTCTTGTAATAATTCGGAATTTTTATTTTATCCTCATCTTGATGTTTCCCCTTGCGGGATTAACTTGGATAGGAATGAGCAGCTGTTCATTCCTACCAAGGTTTCTATTGAATCAGCCAAAATCAATAATATTAATAATAATTTTGGTTATTATAAACAAAACATGAATATGTTACCAAACTATTTTAATACTAACGGTTTTTATGGTACAATCAAATCTGAAAGATGTTATCATTCATTGTTTCGGAGATTTGATGATAAAAATTCTGGCCTGTATATCAAAAAACAAGTTGGTAAAATTATCATACCGCAAATTCTTCATTGTGTTTGGTTAGATAATAATGATAAAATGAAAAATTATATAGATGCATGGGGTAAAATATTGAGGGAACCGTGGCAATATATGGTATGGACTAGTGATAATTTAAATTTATTACTCGATCGTGATAATAGATGGACCAGATTATATCATAAAGAAACAGATACAATTATAAAAACATTTATTGTATATATGGCCATACTCGAAAAGCATGGCGGATTTGTGATAAATTCGTACACATTACCACTTAAATTAATACCGGAAGAAATATTAATCAATAAATTTGTTGTTAGTTTTATTGATGAAAATGATTTTGGAACAAACTTATCGTACCAAATCATGGCATCCGTTCCTGGAATACAAATAAAAAATAAACCAATCATAAATAAAATAGATACAGCTCGCAGACCTTTTGAAGGAATGAATAATTTTTTCATAAATATTAAACAAACCACCAAAAATAATAATAGTATGGATAAAAATATTAGTAACAAAAATGACCAAATTTTTACATTAATATTTGATCAAATGCATCAAATATTATCATCGTCCGATCTAAATGATAAATTATTAATGATAGAAAATAAATTGACAAATCATCCAGACATCACAATTTATCCGAGTTATTATTTTAATTCAACCAATTTTGTCTTCCAAGAAAAATTATCCGATTTAGCAATTTGTACCAATATATCAGAACAAATAATTGAACAACCTCGAATCAAAACACAACTTAAGCGAACTTATAAAATAACCCCACAAGGAATCATAACGAGACTAAACGAAAATCCCAAAGATAGATTCAAAATGACAAATTTATAATCGACTCTCTAAAAAATATATTTTTATAATTGATTAATATATAATGTCAATCAAACAAAAAAATTTAAATCCAATATGGGATCATTTTTTTGAATTTATTTTACAAAATAATAATTGTTGTCAATTAAAAAATTTAAATACTGATGCAGAAAATAAAGATATTTATGTTGTAAAAGTTTGTAATTCGGAAACAATTAATGAATACAGCAAAATTGTTAATAATGACAAAATGGATATTGCAAATATGGGCGGTCAAGGTAAATTTTTTATGGCGATTATACCATCATCATCGAAAATTTTTATCAATTTATTTTGTTGTGGGTTCACCATGGAAAAAATATATTCCAAATTCAGTAAATTTGGTTTAGCAATCGAAGGTTGTTTTAATATTGAACCAATAACTTTGTTGCCATATTTTTATCAAGGCCACGAATTTGGAACAGATAATATTATCACAACCAATAGTTCCGTCACAATGGAAAATTTAGGATTTTTGGTAATAGACAATCATCGTATTACCAAAATTATGGATAGTTTGGAGTTGCGAGCTTATGCACCTATTGGGATAAATGTACAATATGTGGCGGGCGAGCGTCTGTACGAAAAAGGAAGACCATTCGAAAATATAAATTCTGGAACAATTAAAGAAAAAAATTTAATTTTTGCGATCGATAATGATGATAATATTTTTATAGTATATGTCGAACAAATAGATTTGTATAATTTGTTACTTTTATTACAAATGTTTGGATGCCGTGACGCAATACTTTTATGTGGTTCCGATAATATCAATATTATTTGGAAAGAAAGCGGTTATAATATTTATAATAAAACTGATTTCATTGGTAACCCATCGGATAGTATATCTAATGTGATAACTTTTTCTGCATAATAAAATATATTAGTATTAATAATCATAATTATTAATGTTAATATTTTATTGTGATATTCCGGCAAAAAAATGAGATACAGGATTATAACATAATTTTATCGCGATACCATGCGAATATGGTTTTTGGTAGGTCATCGGAACAATTTTTATGATATAATTTTTATAAAAATTGATACCATTAATTTTGTGTTGTAGATTATTATAATTAAGAGGAATAGTTTGATCGCGATATTTTTTCAGTTTAGCATTGTCTGGCAGCGGATAAATCATATTTGAATCCTGTATCCATGAACAGCCATTGTTGTAGTATTCCAAAAGAATATGTTCCTGAATATAAAATATATTTTTGGAAAAATTAATTTTTTTTTTCAACTCGTCCCATTTATTGGTATCAACGAATTCGTTACAAAAATTAATAAACCAATCATATATTAATTTTTGTAGTTCTTCGTCCACTTCATTTGTATTTTCATTATGTGATTGCATTTGTTTTATAATGAAATATAATATCGTGATTATTACAATACTAAATTTATTCAATTTTTTTGACCGTATAAATCTTCAAAAATATTCATATGGTATTATATATAACAATTATGTTTGAAAATATAACAGAAATATGTCCACTGACTCAAAGTTGTATTAATTTTAAAGAAATTAATAATTTGATCATTGAAATGGTTTCGAAATACTATTTTGATTTACAAATGTATGCAAATTTTGTTTTTGACATAGACAATGATAAAACTAATTTGTCAGATAAAAATAACTTTTATTCTAAAATAGTTAGTGTTAAAAAAGAATACCAACCACAATATCCGCGTACTATTCTATTTTCTCCGGAAAAAATGGAAAGTCTTGAAAAAATTGTTAAGCAAATATTGGTTACCATTAATAATAATAGAATCAATGCCGAAGAATATTTAGATGACATTGATAAAATAGAATTTTTTGGAAGTGGTGTGGCATCATCTGCTATTTTATTAAAAATATATCGCCAAGTTTCTGAAAATAAAGTGACGCCATTGATTATAAAATTAATTCCATTTCAGTTACCACACCAATATCAATATTTACCATTTAAAAACGGCACCCTGCATAAATTCATTAATAGGTATATAGAATCTCCAGGATACGCATTATATATTAAAGAAGCATGGATGTATTGTTTTAGTAAAAATGAATTGTTAAAATATACTCCAACATTTACCTGTATAGCTAATTGTTATATTATCAATGGTTTTCCAATTTGGAAATTGGATGATCTTGCTAAAATTTATAAAGGATATGCCCAAAAAAGATTATTAAGTAATAAAGCTTTGCCCTACAAAAAATGGTTCAATATATTAATAGATCCTAATACCGATGTAAATCTTAAACAAAATATGATGTCTGCTGATTATGGTTGTTTTGAAATGAGGCAAATTGAAGGAACATTGGATGATTTAGAGAATGGACCACCAAGTTTTGATTTATCTATTATTTTTGAATATTTGTATACCAAAATAGTAGCAGCATTTATTGGAAGAATTATTTTTACAGATGATCATTTTGGGAATGTTGCATACCGTACAGTTGATTATACCAGATTATATAAAATTAAATGTAATGGATGTAATTATTTTTTTTATATGCCACCAGGTAAGCCCAAACTCCAGTTTGACAACCGGAGTCTGGGCTTAGCCCCAGACGGGGTAAAATGGTACAATTTATTGACCTCGAAAGATATGTTTTTAATTATAGTCGTTATGATATATATACCAACACTGCTCTTCGTAGTATTCCTGATTCAGATTTTAATAATCCAGATAAAAATTTGACCACGATAAAAAATTCATACCAATCAAATGATTATATTTTTGATAAAAGTCTAAGTGCACTTTTGCGCCAATCTTTTGGTGAAAAGAATTTCATAGATGCATCGGAATACCATATCATGCTAAAAATATTAACAAGCCAATTTATTCATGATATTAAAACTTTTTGTCAAATAATGGAGACGAATCTTCCAGAAAAATATTTAATCGCTCCAAATAAAAATACACAAATAGAGGAATATTTTTTGGATTTGGATGATGATTCTTTGCGTGTCATCACCCTTGATAATATTTATAAAAATATTGGATCGTATATAAAATAAAATTGAAAATTAGAATAGTACAGAATAGTAAATATAAAATAAATTCATTAAGTAAAATGAATTTAGAAGAACAAATTCGCCAGATTAGAGCACAAAAAAATGAAGAATATTCAAAATATATTTCCAAAATTGAGACCGAAAATAATGAAGAGATTGAAAAACAAAAAAATATTGAAACTCATCAAAAAAAATTAGATATATTGACTAGCTTACGATGTAAATATTTTTCTAAAAATAATTCTATGGAAAAAGCGGCTACAACAATACAAAAATTTGTCAAAAAATATTATTTCGAACCAACATGTATCAATAATGATGAAATCAATGACATACCTCCTATTTATCGTATACGAATTTTAATAACTGATCATCATATTAATGAATATTATGAAGAAAATGTTGAACCAAATATAATTGGTATGCATCGAATAATTTATAATATGGTTAGGCCAGTTGATAAAATAATATATTTTAGATACTGTTTTGATATTAGAAAATTGTATCCAATCCGCCATCAGATAATTGAAGTGTGTGATAGTTTTTATTTTTTACAACCGGAAGATCATATTAAAATTAATACTTTATGGAAAAAAGTAAATAATGAAACCAGTAAAAGCATACGATTTATTAATTCTTTTGAATATTATAAATCATTATCAATTGATATGCATGACAACGAACCAACCAATACAACAAATGAATTGGATACGAGTGTTATTAAAAACCAAATAGAAGATATTTTAACTGGAAATGAACCTGTTGATGAATCTCTTGACTCATCAACTAACGAATCTGTTGATGAATTTTCCGTCGAAATAGATTTGGATCGAGAATATTTAAATGAGATAACACGGCAATATTTTAATAATTTCGAATGATACATATCAAATCCTACAAATAAAAATGAAATAATTGTTATTCACATCCAATCTAAATTAAAACAAATTTTATTTTGATGTAATGTTTTTTGCCAAGTATAAAATGTTCCACCATTGGTTGGGGATTTTGTTTTTTCATCAAAATCAGAACCAAAAACAAAAGCTATTAAATGATCACAATTTTTTGCTATTAAAGTATTTCTTGGTAAAAATCCTCTTTTGACATGTTTTTTGACCTTAATACGACTAGTAGCAGATAATAGTTCCGTAAAAATATCGATACCGGTTTTTTCTTGACATTGTTTATGTAATATATTAAGTAATCTACCTTCATGGGTATTTTTATATTGTTTTCTTTTCAAATTAAATTCTGTTGGCAAATAAAGTTCCAAACCACCAAAATCATCAGACAAATATAATTGTATAGCAACATGATCTGCCCACGATGATCCTCCAGATACCAAAGTTATTTTATCGGTTGTTGTACATAATACATCACTAATATAAGACCTAACATTAGCGGCCATCCATTCCATGTGTTTAGAAGATAATCGTGATAAATCTTGCGGTTTCCGTCCTGATGTTCCAACAACTGCCAAACGAATCATGTAGTTATTATGATTTATATAATTTGATATAATATGTTTATATCAAATTATGTATTTTGTATTAAAAATATCAATTTTATTTATTGTTGTGTACAACCACCAGGAATACCCGCATGTTGTCCATCTTCGTCATCATCATCAGAATCCGAATTCTCGGTTTCTTTTTCTTTGGATCTCGGATTATTATTTATCTTGGTGAGAGTACCCAAAATATAAATATTTTCTGGATCAATACCGGAATCAGTAGTAGTATTGGGAACTTTACGATCACCGAGAGCCGTTTCAAGTGATCCATAATTCAACAATGTTTTTCGTGGTAGTGTAATATTTTCTGGATAATGAACAATAAATGTCAAATACATGAAATCTCTATCGAAACCCATTTTTTCCAATAAATAAATATTATCTGGATTGATAACATAACCTTTTTCGGATATTATTAAGAACTTTTTACCAGAAGGATGATCGATTATTCGTCTTAGACCACACAATGTTTCTGGTAAATTAATATGCATTGTGTAAATTAATTTTTTATCAGATGTTATACCAAATCCTTTCGGTAGTTTTAGTATGAAAACAACAGCAAGATCAATATAATTATTTTCCATCCATGGTCCCTTTTGTGGTAAAATTGTTGTTGGATTTCTAGCAATATCAGATGGTATTTCTACCTCGACATTTTCTGTAAGATTTACTGAACCTTGTCCATTACATTTTGTGCATTTTGGAACTGTGCATTTTGGATCAATTTTTTTCCCCATACAAATATGACACATCTGCTGAATTTGTTGAATCATTGGACCTTGTTGAATTATACGAACAATTTTACCGGAACCATTACATTGTTTACACATATGCGATTGTTTATCACTAAATCCAGTAGCATTACAATCATCACATTGAATATCTCGCGGAATTGGTACGGTAATGGTCTTCTTTGTGAAATATTCTTCCAAAGAAATATCGTGTCGCATTTGTGCCACCGGTTTCCTTTGTTGACGATGCATATTTCTTAGAATTTCTGCCATTGGATCCATATCATCATCATCATTATTATCTGCTAATCCGGCTTTGATGCCTTCCTCACCAAATCGATCATAAATTTCACGTTTTTCTGGTTTTGATAGAATTTCATTAGCATGATTAATTTGTTTAAATTTTTCCTCTGCACCAGGAGTATGATTTACATCAGGATGATATTTTCGAGCCATATCTTTGTATCCTTTTTTAATCTCCTCTGGTGATGCATTTGGCTTCACACCCAAAATCTCGTATAGTTCGGTATGATTTTTGTTCATTCTCTATAAATAATAATAATTAATCATGTCTTTAAAATAGAAAATCCTATTCATACGATTCATTTTTCAAATTTTTTTGAATATATTGGGGGCACATTTTAGGATGTCGAATATAATTAATTTATTGGCTAATTAATATTTTGAAATTCCATGGATAACAACCAAAAAAGAGAAAATGATCCACTATATAAAGATCTAGAAAATATAAACAGCGAACTAAAAAATATAAATTTTAAATTGGACAAAATAAATGTTGATCTTTTAAAAAAATTAGAAAAAACAAACGAAGAGTTAAATAAATTAAATCAAATATTTGAGTATTTAAAACGAAATAATATATTACAAACAAAAAAAGAATTATTAGTTGAGGACCAAATAATAAACAATAAACCATCCAATGTCTTAACATTTGTTCCTTTTCCGAGTATCCATAGTTATGAATTTTTGTTTGATTAATTTATTTATATGATACCATATAAATAAATTAATAAATTTATTTTTATGATACCATATAAATTTAATTAATAAATTTATTTTTATGATACCATATAAATTGAATTAATAAATTGAATTAATAAATTGAATTAATAAATTATAATAATTCAGAATCAATTGTTAAATTATCATTTAAAATATCATGATTCGTAATATTAGAATTCTCCATTTTTCTAAATTCAATTTGTTTGATATTTTTGCTACAAAAAAGAGATGAATTTGTTTGGATAAATTGTTTTAATTCATTGGAATTTGTATCATAATAGATTTTAACAATTTGCCACGGTTTTAAATTGATATATTTTCTATGCATCTGGATAGCTGTACTAATCAATCCGAATAAATGTTTAAATTTAACCTCAGTAGAATAAGACGAGTCTAATTTAACGATAATACTATCCCGCATTTTATTTTCTGGTATATTTTCTTTTAATACGCATTCGATATTGATATGACTAGTATTTAAAACAATATTTTGGGGTAAATTTATGTATCCATTATCCAATAAATTTTTGATTTGTTTTTGATCCATTCCATTAATAAAATTAATAATTTGGTTTATTTGCCTAATTTGTCCAATTTCTTTTAAGTATGAACTTAAATTTAGCATAATCGGATTTGTTTTGTATGTAATCATATCATCTACATTAATTTTTTTAATATCAATCACATTGCATTCTGATATAATATATTCAAAAATATTTTGGATAGTATCCCAATCATCTGGATTGAAACAACCAATTTCCACACATGCTAATGGTCTTCGCAAATTTAATTTCAAATTATCTCTTATTTCGCGTATTAAAATGATTACTTTTTGAGCAACATTGAATTTTGTTTCCAATATTTCATCATAAATAAATTCATTTTCTTGTGGATATTTTTCAAAATGAATGGATTCGGTTGGATTCAAAATATATGGTTTTATCATGTGATATATTGTTTCAGTAATAAATGGCATAAATGGTGCCACTATTTTGGTAAATTGGTGTAGTACAAATAATAATGTTTCTAATGATTGTTTCCAAGATCTACCATTGTCACTTTCGCAATTATATTTGGATGCAAAACCTTTGAGTCTCTCACGCGCCATTTTTAAATACCAATTAGTAAGTTGTTCAATATATAACATAATTTTAGTACAAATCGAACTAATTTTGTATCTATCTAAATCATTTTTTATTTCTCTAAGAAGAGAACCTGTTTTGCTAATGATCCATTTATCTAAAATATTGTTAGATGATTCCAAATGATCTTTTTGTACATTGTTATCTATCATATTATCCGGGTATGTTTTATTGTATAAACTAATTTTTTCTACTAAAAACAGTGCAATATTATAAATTTTTACAATTGAATTTTGTTGGAGTTTAGATAAAGCAGCTTCATCAAATTTAATAGATTCTGCCTTAACAACAGGTGTTGATAATAAATATAATCTCAATGTATCGGCACCATATTGATTTATTAATATATTAGGATCCGGATAATTTCCCTTACTTTTTGCCATTTTTTGGCCATCAGTACCATTAATAATACCAGTAACTATCACATTTTCGAAAGCTGGTTTATTAAAAATAGCAGTAGACAAAACTGTTAAAGTATAGAACCATCCCCTGGTTTGATCTTTCGACTCGGTAATAAAATCAGAAATACATGGTTTAGATGGATCAATAATGTTGTTGTTTTCGAAAGGATAGTGTGATTGCGCATATGGCATTGAACCTGATTCGAACCAACAATCGAGTACGCCTTCCACTCGTGTCAACATACCTTTATTTTTTTTGGAGGGTATTTTTATTTTATCAAGGTTTTCAATATGCAAATCTTCAATACTATCAATACCAGATAATTCTTTTAATTCGGCAACAGATCCAATACATATAATTTCATCACCATCATCCGAACGCCAAACTGGAATGGGTGTTCCCCAGTAACGACTTCTAGAAATACACCAATCAACCGATCCTTGTAACCAATTATCAAAATGGTTAGTACCAACATTAGATGGCATCCAATTAATTTTTTTATTATTATCAAGCATTTTTTTCCTAAACTCTTCGTTAGCGGCATTAAGAAACCATGCCTTTACGATACGATATATTAATGGTGTATCCGTTCGATAACAAAATGGATATGAATGTTTATACTGTTTGGAATCAAATAATAATCCTTTTGATTTGAGATCACGAATAATAAGTTTATCTGCATCCTTAATATAGATACCGGCATAATCTATAATTTGGTCCGTAAAACATCCATCATCATCAATAGAATTAATTATATTTTGTTTTGAATTTTTGGAATCGATAATGCCATTTTCACAACAAACCCGAAAATCATCTTCACCGTGCGCACATGCACAGTGAACAAAACCGGTTCCAGAATCCTGTCCTGCTTCCTTAACAAAATGATCAGCCACAACACGAAATGCGCGTTGACCAATCGGTAAATTTTCTTGCATATTTTCTTTCCAAAAATATTGAAAAGGTGGTTTATATTCTATATTGATTAACAAGATGTCATTATCATTAGTGTTTCAGTTTAGTACTAAACTGAAACACTTAATATATATTTTTAATATTAAATACGATTCAAAAATAAAATATCCCTAGATCATATTTTTCTTTT